ATCCTGATTTGGCCCTTGGTGTTATCGACAGAGTCACCACACGTGGCTATGGTGTTCGCACTGGTTACACATTCCTTGACAACATCTGGAAGAATGGTTGGGCGCCTGGTTGGTTGATTGTGCCACTTGCGCCACCCAAACGGTTCAAAACCACATTCTGTATTAACATAGCCCTGAACATTGCTGGACCATCTATTGGTGAGGATGTGCTCTATTACACTTGCGAAATATCTGATGAGTTGGCTGCAGTCAGAGCGATGTGTAATGTGGCTCGTGTTCAGATGGACGTGATGTACCAATCACCTGAAAAGTTCAAGATTCAGGTTAAGAATGAGATGCAGGCCTTGATGCACGGTGAGATCCTTGTGAAAGGCTATGCATCCAGAACAGCCACTATTGCGGATCTAAAAGCCCATGCAAAGATGGCTATTCAACAGGGACTTAGGCCAAAAGCAATCATTATCGACTATGCTGATACAGTAAAGCCATCGTCGTCCCACAAAGAGAAGAAAGATCACCTCCTTCAAGCTGATGTCTACACAGAAGCTAGAGCAATGGGAGCTGAATTAGGTTGCTGTGTGATCATGCCTGATCGTTGTACCAGAGACACTGTATCACAGCCAGTTCCAAGCATGCAATCCTTCCAAGGTGCATTCGAAAAAGCTGGTATCGTTGATATTGCCATTGGTCTTTGCGCAACTGAAGCTGAGTTGAAAAACAACATCATTCGACTCTTCGTCTTTCTTAATCGACATGGCGCGGCACTTCAACACTTTCAGGGAGCTGTTGATGCTGCAACGTACAGAATGGAGATTCTAAAAGAAATCGAGTACGATCCTGATGACACGGGCGAGAGCAAGGGTAAGGGCAAAGGCAAGGGCAAAGGTGTGGCCAACCTGCCTGATGACATCGAGGAATAAGTTTACAAAGTTTACCTCAGATCATAACCTAAACTTCCATGGGAAAAGTTAGTGCCAACATCAGTTTTGGCTTGGAGCTTGAGTGTGTTCGATTGCACCCATTGGCTGGCCAAATCATTGAGCAAATGAGTTTTGGTCACCATCTGGACCATTCGATTAAAGGCGATAATGGTGAGACCCTTCCTCGAAGTTGGCCAGGCGCAGGCCACGAGATTGTGACTAGACCCACAAACATTGCTGTCTCAATGGGCAGTGATGGAGCTCGTATGCAAATGGAGTTTGAACCCGTTCGCAATCTCATTTTTCAACTCGCGTCATGCTCAGAGCATGTCAATAGATCTTGTGGTGTTCATCTTCATCTTGGAAAGCCAAAGGGCTCAACCACTGTATCTCGTTGGTCACCTGACGAGGTCAGAACCATGTTGATTATTGGCCAAATTCTCGAGCAGCGTTTGACATCCATGGTTCACCCCTCACGGTTGAACAATGATACTTGTGAGCTTATCTCAAAGAGATACACCAAAAATGACTTGGGCCAATTCTACCCAATGGGTCGAGTTGATCCTAACAAGTACACCAACAGAAAGAGGTACTGCTGGCTAAATCTAATTGAGACAGCCAGGCAGGGAACCAGATCCGACAATGGCTATGGATCTTCACCAGCCACTGGCACAATTGAGATTCGTTTCCTTGGTGAAACTGACTGTCCAAGTTACATCTTCATGTGGACTCGTCTGTGGCTTAAGATTGCTGCACTTGTAGCCTATGTCCCTTCAACCCTTGCAATCGCACAAGTGTGTTACTCTGACTTGCTGGAGCAGGACTTCTTCGCCTTGAAGACAGCAGCAACAATTGATCTAAAGAAAAGGTCCACAGGTCCAACACCATCGACAAGTGGAGGTGTGGAGTTCACCACGGGCAGTTCTATGGATGGTCGTCTAAGAAGGTCAGGAATTGTTAGGCGAATTCAAACCTCAAACACGACCTCCTCCGCGGTGTCGTACAATGAACCTGAGAACCAATCTCCATTCTGATGAGAGTAGGCCACATCATAAGTTTCGATTTTCAGGGCCACAAAAAGTGGGTTGTGGTCAATATCAATGACTGTAGGGCATGTATTGTTCCACTTGCCAACAGAGACCCAGATAGCCCTGAGGAGGTGTTCAATGAATCTGACTCTGGATCCACAGGGATAAGCCCAAACAGTGGTTGCCCAATTCTCGGTAGAGTGGCTGGACAAATACAAACGAGAGCCTCTATGTCCTTTAAGCGACCAACACAAAGTCTTTCTTTGGTCCAAAAACCTGTAAAGCCGGTTTTACCCCTGCCGTCAATCCCTGATGACCCAAAGTCTTCAGACCCAATGGTCGAAGCAGTTATCTCCGCCACTTCGCGTCTCTTTTGAGAAGCTCACTGATAGCATTTAATACCAGTTCGGGTTTGGCTTGGATGTTCATCACTTGCATCCATTTCTTCAAAGCTGGTCTTAGGTTATTCTGCTGAACCATGGCTGCCAGATTCTCACGCCAACGATAGGTTCCAACCTGTTGTTCAATGAAATCAGAAGCCAAGTCGTTGTAAAAGCCAGAGCTGGGTGCAGGTGGCAACACCATTTGACCTGGAACTTTTTGTTTGTCCATATCTTAGTTATCTTTGTTCTATACAGCTATGGACAAGAATCCAGAAAAAGACAAGAAGACATTTGTTGTAGTTCGATCTGACAACAACCAGAAGATTGCTGGTCCATTTACTGAGTCTGAGGCCCACAAGAAGGCCAATGACAAGGGACTGAAAGAATCCTCTGGCAATGTTGGTCTCTCGGTGAGACAAGTGATTCATGGCTGATCTTGTGCCCAAGACTGGGCCAGGGTCAAACCCTGAAGATCCTGTCCCTGTAAAATTTGAGCAGACCGATCTAGCCAACATGCTGACTGGTGCGGCAAGGGTCATGAATGACCTTGTCACCCGTCACATGATAGATGTTTTGAACGGCGAGGTTGAAGCTCCTCAAATGGAGCCTGATGCCTCTCTTGTCGTTCTCAATGATCTTGTACACGCATTCAGTTCTGGTGAAGGCCTCGACAAGATCAAGCCAGACGTAGACCGTCTGACCATGGCCCAGGAGGACCGGATGACTCTGGTCAATTCTCTGACAACTCAGCATAGTCTCATAAGAATGGTGAGACTAATGATGGCCAGAGATAGACTGGAGCGCTTCATGCTATCATCATTGGAGCGTTCCGATCTGACGCCTAACGAAGCCTTGCTCTTCATGAAGATGATTCAGACCGACATGGCTGAATTACAAGTTCATCTTAAACCTACACCCATCAAAGATTCCAAGGGTCTTGTGGACAAGGTTGACTATGCTCAGAAGAAGGCCGTGGGTGATTCACTTTCTCGTTATGACAAGACATCTCCTCAGGGACGAGAAATCATACGAAAGATAATCCATGGACTCCTCAAAAAGGATGGCGGATCGGGAAAACCCACTAGTCCCACTGGATCTGGGGATAGTGATAAAAAGCCAGACCTCGAATAGAATAGATCTTCCAGACGAAGCTGATCATGCAAATGCTGACAGAGAGGGTGGACTCCACCCTGGAAGAAATAATGATAGCGGACAGTCAGGAGTACGTTCACCTGATAGCGTCCCTTAACGACCACGAGAAAAGACTGTTTGAAGAGTTGGTTACCAAACTTAGAAGTGGTGAGTTTGGTGACATTGACATTCTTGAGAACTTTTGGAAGGTTGACTACGTTAGACGGCCACCTTCCATCGAGGAGTTTATCACCGACGACTACTGGCTTGGTTCAAGAACCAGACCGTCTGAAGACAACGAGGGTATCTTCCCTGGCTGGCGTGACATTCTTCTAAAGGATTTTGACCTTAACTCTCAGGTCCATAACACTGTCGTCACAGGATCTTTGGGCATTGGTAAATCATGGGTGTGCTGTGTTATCATCCTGTATCGAATAGCGTTGTCTCGTTTGCTGAGAAATCCAGGCCACTTCTTCGGCATGAGCCGTGGCACTGAGATCTACTTCTCAATCCTGTCAATTACTCGTGCGGCAGTTCGTGAAACAGTCTTCGGTGATGCGATGGAGTTCATGGGCCAAAGCCCGTTCTTTCGCGAGGTCTGCGGCTTCAATCCGGATAAGAAGTACACAGACAACCTTATTGATCTAGGCAACAACATCACTGTCAATGCTGGTTCGAAAGGATGGCACGTCATTGGCAAAAACATGATGGGGATTCTGCTGGACGAAGGTAACTTCCGTCTTGAGAAGAATCCAAATCTAAAGGCATACAGTCTGTACAACAACGTCAGAGCTCGTATCCAAAACCGGTTTCAAAAGTTCAAAGGCTTTTTGCCAGCTATTAGCTTGCTGGCCTCATCTGCAGCGGACGAGTCTTCCTTCACTGAAAAAGTCAAGAAGGAGATCCTAGACTCTAATCAGCCAAGACGCCAAACAATCTACCAGTTTGCAGTCTATACAATCAAAAAGCACACTCTTCGCCTCAGCCACAGATACTTCAAAGTAAGCTATGGTTTGAAGAGTGAGGAACCACGAGTTTTAAGTGGCTGGTATCTTCATGATGGCACACCCATTGAAGGGGCCGGTCCACACGAAAGTGCTTCGTCTGGTGCTAGAACTGAACTAGTTCCAGAGGACTATTACGACGGTTTTAGACGATCAACCAAGCAATATCTGATGGACATTGCTGGCATATCGGTGGGTGGCTCTCACAAGCTGCTTCCATCCACTGTGGATCTTGAAAGATGCCTTGATCTTTCTGTGGCTGATGGCATAGTGAATCCATGTAAGCTTAAAACTGTTACTCTGGCCACTGATGATAAAGCAGAGCTCTATCAGTATTTGGACCAATCTTCATTTCTCACCAGAAGATTTAGTCGTGTCATACCAGCAAGACACCCTGAGGCCCTAAGATTTGCCCACGTTGATTTGGCCACACAGACCATGGCTGGTGTCTCTGTTGGCCACCTTGTCGGCAGACAAAAGGTTGAAACGTACAGGGCCGGTGAAGTATTTCAAGAGTACAGGTTAGTCTTCGAATACGACTTTATTCTCACCATAACAGCAGGTGAAGCCGCACCCATTTCACTGGGTAAGATACAGAATTTCTTCTTTTGGCTTAGAGATTATGCTGGTTTCAAATTTGGCCTAATAACCGCTGACCAATGGCAATCAGAAATGCCATTGCAAACTCTCCAAGCCGGTGGTTTCAACGTGGACAAGCTGTCCATGGATCGCACCAAAACGCCATACTATGAGTGGAGATCTGCCATTCAGGAATTACGGTTGCGTTTGTTTAGACAAGACCAGCTGATGTATGAGGCTGCAGAGCTGCTTGATCTTCCAGACAAAATAGATCACCCGCCAGAGGAAGAAGGTGGCAGCAAAGATACTTCAGACTCTGCAGCTGGAGCATATTACAACGCAATCTCATATACCTCAAAAACAGGTTCGAATGTGGCCATAGACGCCACCATACCAGCCATAATGCCAGACTCAAACGTGGCTGAAGAGGAGAAGCCACCCATTAGCATCGTGCTACCTCAAAGTTTGGGTGCCCGGCCGAATAGTGTTTTTGAGGCGTAGTTAGTGTGATGGACCAGCGAGTCACACTGCCACCATTTTCAATGTTGTCTCAGACGCCAGTTTACAGCGTCAATGGCAATATCGTCACTGGTTTGCTCAACCCTCCTATCGTGCCAGATGCGTCTGACACTCTCTACAGGGTAACCCTAGCTGGCGAGAGACGTCTGGACCTCATATCTCAGCTACATTATGGCACTCCAGAGCTGTGGTGGGTCATTGCACTAGTAAACAATCTTATCGATCCAATTGCGGGTGTAGCATCTGGAGCTGAAATCCGCATTCCACTAAGATCAAGATTGTCTGCACTTGGAATTCTAAACGTATAGTCTATGTTCCTCACAACTCAAGAGTTAGAGTCAATTATTGATTTGCCCATATCAATGCCAAGCACCCTGGTCCGTTCAGGCGATTGGCTTGTGGTTGCAACATTCAGCCTGAGTGAAGGCCAGACTCTTGTCTACAAGGACATGAATCTGACAGTCACTAGTGCTTCAATTGCTGGCGTGGATCTTCCTTTGGGAAATCAATGTAACCAGTTTAACATCAAGCTGCTGAACAACAGCTATGGTATTTCATACATTGGCATTGCAAAGGACTTCTCTGCAACAACTGATCCTCAGAGTGTTACGTGGGTTGGTACTGCGGCTGATGTGATTTCAGCCGATTCGGTTGGCACATACGTTAGAGCCAGCTCTGCTGCAGAGTTGGAGATCACTGAGCCTGGTTTCTATTCGGTGGTGATTGTGAATAACTGTGAAAGCACCACCTCAACAGTGACCACATCACAGCTATACAACGTTGATTTGAAGATGATTGTGTCATCTCAGATTCGGTTAAAGCTATGATAACGCCACAACAATTTAGCAGCATAAAGACCATTGGTGGTTGTCTACCTGAAACCGTCATAAGTCCTGGAAAATCAGTGATAGTTTCACTGGTTCAGCTGGCCTATCTGGATGCCTTGTCAGTACCATGGATTTGCATGCACGTCACTGATCTGGTTGGTGTTCAAAGAAATAGCTTGCTGGTTACAGCATCAAAAGCAGTTGATACATCACCTGGTGCCACAATGACTGTGACGTCAAATGAGCCATTCTTTCTCTCATCTGATGTGGGTTCCATGATAACGTGGTCCAATAACCAACAGTCCTACGTAACTGGGTATCTGTCATCCACTCAAGTTCAAGTGGTAAACTCCACGGGCATCACAAACCCTGCCACTGGAGCTCAAGATAGCTATTTCATTTTGACACCCACGGTGCCCAACATCATAAATAAGTCTATGGGCGCTGCAGTCTGTGGCATACAGTCAACATCGCCTGACAAGTTCAATCTTCCTGGCGGCTATCCTGAGTCGATTCTGACAACATCCTTGATTGGTGTTGTAGCCGGATCACCTTTTCAACCCAGACGATACACGGGCCCAGATAAGATTGCTGTCTCTGTTCTTAACAATACCAGAAACTTTGAGTTGCATGTCGCTGTGAATACCGCCATGCGATACACTCGTGGCATATGATCCAACAGCTTAAGATTCCACCTCAGATTCCTGATGCCATAGTTGACACCACTGGAACGATTTTGTACAATCGTCCAGCTTCAAATGTCCTCTATGTCAATGGCACACTTGTGTCAGAAGGTTTAGTTGTTCCAACAGGTGGTACTCTTGTTGAGACATCCACTCTGATAAACCCATATGGTCTTTTTGACTGGTATGATTATCAGAAGAGAGATTTGGAGCTGATTGGACGTGACCACGCAGTGGCCGCAGCAGTGGTTACAGTGAGCTCTAATGCTGCCACAGTTTTTGGCACTCGTGTTGAGAGACCTCGTCAGTTAGGCATGACCTATCCAGTGCTACCTGACTCATCCGCAGATAGGTCCATAACAGTTAATCAATTTGGCACAGTTTCCTATGTGGTTCCTTCGTCTGTTCCCTATGATGAGGTGACAGCTGATAAAGATCTCTATGGCAGAGATCTTTTGCTACATGAAACTCTAGCCAGAACGTCCAATATTTTTGTCAACCCACCTGTGATCAGTGTTGATACCCATGGCACGGCAGTGGGTAGTATCAATGATGTTTGGTCATTCGCAGACGGAAGTCCAGTCAATGAAGGTATCAACCCAGTTTTACGTTTAGACGTTGATCTGTTCTCAAAGCCGGATAAGACCTTGGCTTTTAATGACAACAGTCTTGGTGTCTATGTTGCCAACGTAGAAAACTTCTTAAAGAACCCGTTCATTACAGCTGAACAGCTGATAATTCAAGTAGTTTCTAGTGGCACTACAGGCCTAGAAGCAGAGTGGTATAGCCACGATCCCTCTCAAGACACGGCCCATACTCGTGTTTGGGTCGCTGAGCCAAGACTGACAGGAAGATACAAGATCGTTTACTACACTGACACTGGCTTGCTGAGGTGGTATCCTCCTAGTGCTAACACAATTCATATACCACAACCTCAGCCTTTTGTAAATAACTCCACGGTTATTAGTGGACCTGGAACTGACCAAATCGATTTCGTAGTAAACACATTGGCCAAGCAAGACAGTGCATTTTACGCTCAAAAAGCTGGCCAACTAGTGTTAACTGAAGGACAGTCGAAATCTTCTCTTCTTTCCGGAGCCTACTGTGCGGCTATAGACCAAGGTGGTTTGGTGCAAAATGTTCAGTTGACACTAACCAACGCCATACGGCTCCAGTCCCTTCCTGCCATAACTGCGGGTGATGTCTATGTGGGCATGACAATCATACCACAGTCTTACTATGAAGTGCTTGGATGCCAACTGAATGGCCTCACACCCACTCAAGACTCTGGTGGATTGTTCCCAGCTGCGGTATCTACCACGGCTGACTACTCGTTTGAACTGTTGCCTGGAAACTATCAGTTTGAGGTCTCTTACACAAACTATGGCGGTGACACCCCTAATGATTTCCCTGTGCTGATCTCATTTGGTGGTTCCATAGTCAGCACATCTCCACTTGTTTTTGGAGCAGAGGGTTATCAAGATGGTGATGTTGTCAAGAAAACATTCAATCTTTTAGCCACTGGCACAAATGCCCAACTGTCTATTTCGTGGACGGGCCCAGCAGCTTCCACATCACAGCTAAAAGTGCTTGACATTCGTTTTGTATCGTCTGATGTGACTCCACTGTCCATCAAGATGAATGCAGCATTGATGAATGGAAACACAGAAGTGGGATCGGCCTTGTTTGAGTGTAATGGACTCAGAAATAGACCCGATGTAGCTGTGTTCAAGTTTAGTCCAGGGTCTACAGTTTCTAATCCTTCTATCCTTGTAAATCTCGTACAGAATTCAAATCTTCCAGCTCTCGCAATCAACCAAGTACAGCTTGGAAGAAGCAAGAATCTGGCTCTATCACAGAATGTTCACGGCCTTGGAAACTATCCATGGTCTATGCTTAACAGGGCTTTCAATAGCGTTGTGGATTCTTTCAATGCTATTGCCGACTATCAAGACCCAAGAATAGAAGTGTCTTCAACGTTGTATCAGTGGAATAGGTCTTCAACGCAAAATTGGATTTCACAGTTGGAGACCCAAGAAACGCGATTCAACCTCGCTTTTAGGCCTGCGGGTCCCCTTGATGTTGGAAACCCTGCTATTATTCCAAATGGTCTTCAGTACCTTACATCTGGCACGCTTGGACTAAGTGATGGGTCTGTCCTTTCTCTTTCTGAGATAACCAGCCCACAATTGCTGTCTGCCACAGCATGGATGTTGACGCAAGGTTTCTACGTGGCAACTGACGCATTTCTTGGAATTGGCCCAGAAATAATGCCACCGACCAGCAGTGGCACAATATAAGCCTAACGCCTAATCATAGCTGACAACCACCACTTTGGGAAGAGGTTAGAGTTGTAGTCTAGCAGTCTGTTGATATCAGAGTCCATGATGTAGGTGGTACCCTTATCGGTCTCTGATCTGACAATTCGTCCACAAGCTTGGACTATGGTCTTGATGGTTTCCATCTTGTACCAGTTGTCATCCACGTCCTTTCGTTTGCATGTGTGCTTGTCTCCCATATTTGGGAATGGCACTTTAGCAATGATCTGCCACTCAGCCAATGTGCCAGCAAAGTCAAAACCCTCCGTCATGGATGGGCTGATTATCACTGTGGGCATCTTTGAGTTTGCGTGGTCATTGAATGCCTGCTCTCTTTCTTCGGCACTCTTGGGATAGATGATACGATTGCTATGTGCAGTATCATTCAAAGCATCATATAAGGCTTGACCAACTTTGTACGAGTTGCAGTGTATGAGTCCCTTCTTGTCATGGAATTTGTCCATGATTCGAATGGTGTATTTTATCAAGACTGGCAAAGTGGCATCAATGTTTCTCATGCTCATCGACCCTACAGAGGCGATGTGGATTGGTCGATTTTCCACTGGAAATGTTGAGCCAAGACCAATCCATGCAACGTCATTAGGATCCAAACCTAATGACTGACAGTAGGTGATTTTGTCGCCTGGGAAAGCTGACATGTGCAAGATTACATCAGAGTCTCCAAAGAGTGATGATGTGAACTCATGGGCATAGAGTGGCCTGGCGATGTACTGCTTACCTTTGATCTTCTGGTCTTCTTGACTCCAAAACACCCAATCCTGTGGATTGGCATTCATTGAATCCAGAGCCCTACATAGCTTTTGAAGCTGCATGGCCAGCTTCATAGCCTTATTGATGTCCTCAACTGCTTCACTGCTGTGGGCCACACTGGCCATGTTTTCAGCTTTTTCTTTTAGACGGGGTTTATACACGTTGTTACACCACAAAATGAAATGATTTATGCTAGAAAATTCAGGGATCCTGTCCAATACTTCAACATCATCCATCTGTTCTTGGCCAACTGTAATGTCAAAGAATCTAACAAGAAGACGTTCGATGTTGTGACACTCGTCCAGCACCATAACTCTTCTAGTGGGCATCTTGCCCACGTTCAACTTCTCGGTGATAAAGTAGGAATAGTTAGTAACTCCAATGGTAGATGTCAAGAATTTTTCTTTGAGTGGATTGTACTTTGTGCATCCGCCACACTTGTTCTTTGTACGACCAATCTCACAATTCTTAAATCTGGGTTCATCACACTCATAGGCCGCGGCTGACTTGAGTGACGCACACCCGAACTGTGGATGCTTTACGAAGTCTTTCTCAAGCTGATCTTGTAGCATCTTTTGAGTTACCAGATAGTATCCTCCTGGCTCACCTCTCAGACTTGATGCATTTTGACTGGCTGCCCATAGGCACAAAGTGGCACCAATGGCTGTTTTACCCGTTCCAGTGGGAGCCGAAACAACAATGTGCTTGTACCCGCGTTCTATTGCAGCTTGGATGAACTGAACGGCTTTGACTTGTTTTTCTCTGGGTTTAGACAGAGGGAAAAAGTCAAGCATGGTTGTAGTAGTTACCATAGAAATGAAAGACCTTAAGGCTTTAATCAACTATCTGTACGATGCTCAGGAGGACAACGATTTTCGTGATGATCTCCTTAATTTAGCTGAGCAAATCAAGACGGAGAACAGGATAGAAGTTAAAAAAGGACCCTTAAATAAGGCCCTTTCTGCCATCGGTGTCAGTGTGCCAGATGACAAGCTTGTGCCTGAGTATGCGTCTGTGGTTGCTCATTTTGATTCTGCTAAAGATTACCAGGCTGCTGTAAACAGCCTCGAGTCTCCAGATGGAATGGAAAAGTTGGCCGAACTTGGCTGGGTGATGAATATCTGTGGAGATTCTGATCCAAACCAGACAGATTATCGCATCAGATTCCTTGAGCTAGATCTCCACGATGGCCCTCTTAAGAATGACCAGAAGGATGTCAACCTCGACAAGATGATGAGAGATGTGGCTGACACCTTCAGCCACGATGAGGAAGACCCCAAGAGAAAACTACAGGCCAAGGAGACCAATGAGTCCATCATAAAGGCTGAGAATCTAATCAAGATGGTCTTGGAGTGCGAGGACGAGGTCAGAGCCTTAAAGAGGCTTGAAACCTCAGAAATTGTAAAAAGAATGAAAGCCAAGGGTTACAAAGTTGATGCTGCGAAGGTCAATGACATCCTTGGTCGTTCTTCCAAATAACATGAGAGACTACGACTCAATTGCCTATCTTTCTGAATCTGTACGAGACAACCATCTTGTAGAAGTCTATTCTGGAGAAGGCATTGTTGGTTGGCACGGCAACATAGAGCGTCAACTTGACAGAATGCTCACAACATATGAGGCGGCCAGAAACCGTCCATATACTGACAAGCTGTCCACATATCTGAAGATATGGAGAGGCAATCCTCTGTCTGGGTCCATCAACATTGAAGATGTCAATACGCTGGCCAGCGGAGCAGAGGTTCTGGCTGTCGATAACTGGAACCTAAAGGACTACTTCTCAAACCTAAGAGACCAGCTGAACAAGCTTAAGGCCTCAGAGGAAGAGTTGCCGAGATCTGCTGCTGGTATTCAACCGGGTCCAACACCTCGCATGGGTTCAATTGGTAAGGAGCTTACTTCAGACTTTGGTGCTGATGCTGACAAATTGGCCACACCCCCAGCTGAACAGCTTCCACCGACCCCTGGAAGTACAACACCCCAGCCCGCCACGCCACTTACCCCTACTAGAAAACCTTAATGAAAACGTCACAGATAGCCAAGAAGATTCTCGAGGTACGCAAGCGTCCATCACCATTTATCATGAATGGTGAGTTGATTCTTTTACTTGGCCCAGATGGCTTCCAGGAAGCCCTGAATCGTCGCTGGCTCATCCAAGACAGTGACAACGGTGCAATGCTCATAACTCCTCTTGAAGCGTTTATTGAGCAAATGAGAACGCTGGCTGAGGAGGATGACTCAGACTATGAGCCAGGTGTGGGCGACTCAGTCGTTGTGGCTTCTGATGGTGCAACCTACACAGCCACTGTTCAGTCAAAAGAGGGCGAAGATTACAAGCTTAGCTTTCCTCCTGGCAAAGGACCTAGCAGAGCTGAAACCTCTTACAAGAAGAATCAGCTTAGAAAGTTTGCCCAACCTGAGCAGAAGATTCAACCAGGCTCAGTGCCAGTGAAACAAAAGCCTGCCTCTGGTCCAACAGTTCCTTACAACCCTGGACCGGGTATGAACCAGACGATTAGACAAATACCTCAATGACCATCGAGGAAATCTCTTCGACACTGAACAAAGTCCTCGAAAACGCGGGCTACAAGCCTGTTCGCGTTGTCATTGAGACTAACTCAGCGACTGGTCGTGATGTCAGTATTACCTTTGATGGCCAGTCACTGCTGGTTCACATCTACCCAGTCCTCATCAAGAAGACATCTTTTGAGGCTATTAAGGCCATACTATTCGAGCTGGGTGACTTCCTGCTTGGCCAGTGTGGCGAGCACTCACAAGATCTCTGGGAGAAACGTCTTGTAAAAGCAAGACTTGACCAGGTAAACTTGTTCCAAGGTAAGCTTTCAAGTGGTGAGTACCCATCATTCCAAGCGATTGTTCAGTCCATTGAACGAGCAACAGATCGGTTGGTTGCCATTCACTTATCAAATGGCCTGCTGTCCAATGGTCAGACGGTCGTATCATCTAAAAACATAAACGTTTTGCAGTGGGGAACCACATCAGAGTTTGCCACAGGCCAGAAACCTTACAGCCTGATACCACTGGTTTCTGTCTACGCACCCGCTGATGTCTATCAGCACTTCAACGCAGCTTTTGCTGATTGTATTTTATCTGGACTTAGTAGTGTTGCAGAGACATCTGTGCGAACGGCTTACATGTCTTTGGTGCACAAAGTAACTGAAGCTTTTAGAAAATGACAACTTGGGAATACATCATTGATGGCATTTTGGCTGGTACATCAGCCAAAATGCTGATTGAGCAGCTTAGCCAACTCAAGTCTGATAGAGCTCGTGGCTTAGCCAAGAGAACAGGCCTACCAATTGAGCAGATGACAGCCATAGCTGAGATTGACCCAACAGCTAATGGATCCTACATGGATTGGTTGGCCAAGATTGTAAAGAATGCGGGTGGCAATCTCCCTGCGGAGCCTGATCAAATCAGAAGTGCGATCGTTGGCTTTGAAGCTGCGAAGAAGATTCCAGCTTTCCAAGGAAACAAAAACATCCTTCAGTATCCAACATTTGATGCTTTAGCTGATGTAGTAAATCAGTCTCAAAACCTAGCTTCAAATGCCAAGAAAGAGGCTGAAGTTAAGAAGCTTTTTGCTGAGATTGACAAGCGTTTCCCACTGAGGTTGATCGATCCTACAACAGGCCAACTGGGCAATAAACCTGTGTTGAAGTCTGGTTATTTCCCGTGGTTGATGGGCTTGATCAAGAAGGACGACATTATTCTGCCAGAGGATAGCGCTCAGATCTTGGATGCAATCACCAAGTTTGAGGCCAAGCGTCAAGATGCAAACTTCACCGGTGCCAAGAGCATCGAGAGATACCCGACCCTTGCATCACTGATCAGTGCCGTTACACGTGGTGAAAAAGGTGAGGAAGTCACCAAGTCTCGTGATCGTCTACCCGATGAGCCTGGAATCAAGTTTGTTTCAGCCACTGAGAAGTATGGTCACTACTATGATCTCTATGCAGTGACCACACCTGATCAAGCTTCCAAGAATTTTAACCCAGCTGGCATGGGAAGAAAGTCTGATGGTGGTCAGTTCCGTGGCTGGTGCGTTAAAGACCCTAATTTCTTCAAGAACACCTACCACATGGGTCCAGAAAACCCTGCCTACATGTTTAGAAAGGATGGCATTCCCTACGCCCTTTCAGACATCAGATCAGGCAGTGTAAAAGACCGTGATGACAATGATGCCAATGCTGCCCTATCAGTAGAGTTGCTTGGCCTTGAAATGCCAGATAAGCTGAGAAAAGCTATCATCAACAAGAACCCTTGGACCAGAAGCCACGCTGACTTGATTGAGAAGGAAGGCATTGATCAAGCTGTAACGACTATCTTCAAGAAAGCTGCAGGTGAGTTTGGTGGCTCCAGCACGGCTGCACAGTTGGCTGCTAAAGATGCCATCGAGTTCATGAAAAACTTCGGTTGGAAATATCCAACTCAAGAGGCTCTTTCATACATCTACTCTAACCCATGGTTGGCAATGGGTTATGCTGCTCGATCCATTAAAGATTGGGTGCCTGATCTCCATCCTATCATTGAGCAAACTCCTGCTGCTTTGGCTGCCTACTATAGCATCATGGTTAAGGAGCTGAAGAAGGATCCAAGCGGTTTCCCAGACTACAAGCAGAAGGCTTTTGAATGGGCCTCAAAAGGTAATGGACAATCAGAGGATGGCATCATGTGCTATCTGCCTCTGGCCATGTATGTTCGTAACACTGGAGACACCAGTGGTATTACCCCTGAGCTAACCCAGCGCATCAAGAAGGATGCTCCAATTGTCTGGAACTTTATCTCAAAGTCGATGGAACAAAACGCCTAACAATGAACGCCAAGCAAATTATCTCTCGAATCCTCAATGAGGCTCCAGCGGCCCCAGTTGAGGAGCCTGTGACTAAGCCAGCGACTAAGCCGATGCCCGGACCAGCCAGGCCTGAGACTAAGCCACAGCGCAAGCACCCCAATCCTTTCAGAGGACCACAGCGTGGACCCAAGCCAGCACCCAAGGCCATTGAGGTCGAAACTGGAACCACAGCTCCAGGCGTCTGGCCTGGTTTGAGCTAATGAAAAAAGCCAAAACACTAGTTGAGATGGCCATGGATCCAGGTGAGGGTGGCCATCTTATCAACCCACAGAAGCGACAGAAGATTGACACCCGTCAAACTCCACTGTCAACTAATCCAGCTTTTCCAGAGGGCGAGTATGGTGAGAAGGCCGCCACACAAGCCTATGGAAAGGTTTTGCAGGGTGTAAGTCGTTCCATGGGTCGAGATGTAAGAAGTCTCAGACCACACGAGATTATGAACACTCTTATGAACACAGTTCAAACTGTCGTTCAAAAGGAGGAAGACTATCGATCAGAGCTTGAGGAGTTGGCCGTGGCCATTGTCCTTGATCTGCCTGAGTTCAAGGATGCTCGTGAGGCCTACATCGACGGCAAGTTGAGAATCAATGCTCGACTCATGCCTGAGATGCCTGAGGAGATGAATGCCCAAAACATGGACAACATCGATCCAGAGGAGCCTAGTGATGAGGAGGTCTCTGACTTGGGCTTGGATGTTCCTGAGATAAAAGCTCAGTTTGATCAAGAGGTCAACAAGCGTAAGTTCATCAACTTTCTAATTCAGGGAGCTGCGGTCAACAAGACGCATGCTTACCACCTTGCGGCCGAAAGACTGAATGAGATAGACCCGGATCTCATAAAGCTGTATGGCAAGATGACAGCTTTGGGTGACTTGTCCTACTGGATGAAACCAGAGGACGTTTTTGGTGGAAAGCATGGTGGCCAAGAGTCCATCGGGGTTGAGCAGGATGACGATGGTGAGGACGTCTACACCATCAATGCCACAGCCATAAACTTCCCCTTGCTCATTCATGAGCTTGCTAAGGGACTCTACGAGGTGGTATTTCACAACGTCATTGAGGACCCAAGTGTTAGAGCCAGAGTCTATAAAGACGCTGACACCTTGAGCCAGGAGGAGTGGGGTATCATGAAGGGACCGGCAGTCTGGATGCACTTCAATCACTTGGTCAACAAGATTGATGCGGCTGAATACATCCCACGCATTCTCAACCACATCACTTCACTTTCGGCTGATGAGTTCGCTGGAGTCGTACGTAGTATTTTCAGCGAGACACCTGAGGGTCTACAGTATCTCAAAAATTTAGTGGACGAGATCAAAGCTGAAGATGAATCCCAGAGTGAAGAATGATCTATGAATGTCAAGACAAAGGCTGAAAGAGTAATTCGTAGACTGCTAGGAGAGCACATCTACCACCCCAGTGGCGCAAATATAAAGGTTGTGGCCATAGTAAACGATGGGGAGGTGGTTCGTGTGGGTGATAGTGAAGGCGGTAACTACGTCTACACCACTGGCTACAATGGGAGTGATTCCCACACAACGTCTATCATCATAGACGCCGATAACCCTCTTAATGAGTTTGATGAATTCTACGGGGACCCGAGGGACTATCCAGTGATTGGTCAGATTAGCACAGCTCTTGAAGCTGCTGGATTTGACGGATTGAAGGGTTTTGGGGCTGGATCACTTAAGAAGTCACTGTCGCAGTCCATTATTTCTGGCAACGCCCTGGATTACTGAATCCTTGAAGCTGCCGGATTTGAAGGGATGGAGGGTTTTGCGGAAGTAAGTGGCGGAGAGGGAGGGATTCGAACCCCCGGTGGAGTTACCCACTGCGGTTTTCAAGACCGCTGCATTAAACCACTCTGCCACCTCTCCACTAACTTACTTTGACTCGATGCTACACTCCCTCTTGCATGAGGGACACTCTTTTATCAAGAATGTCTGATCATCGTGTGACTCGCTACGAATGATTTGAGCTCTAGCTAAGTCCTCACCACAGAATTCACAGGAAGGTGCTGTTGGTCCTTGAGATCGACGGCGCCTTCTTGGTTTGTCCTCGGCCATCTCATAGGCTGGGACCAAGGAGAGAGTCGGCTGGTTTGAAGGCACAGTGACTGGGTTGTGAGGCGGACCCTTGAAGATGTCTTTGATCACGCGGACCGTTGCGGCCACAATCACGGCCAGACCACAGGACACCACGCCAAAGGTGCAGACCAGAGAGATAATTTCGATTTTGTCCACTTTTTTGTTTACAAATTTTAAGGTCCTGAGGTATACTCACCCTCATGTCAGCTACTCTTCAAGAACAGACTTTATCCGCCACGCTTCTCGACAAGGAATTTCCCATGGGCGACGATGAACAGACTGTCATCGACCTGATGGACGATTGGCCCATGCTTGAGGCCATGCATCACGAAGTTCTTATGAGAAACATCGAAGGATTCTACGCATGAGCGCTCAACGACTCCACCAGCTCCGTAGCGAGCTTCACCAGCATATCCACAACTACCATGTGCTTGCTCAGCCGACTATCACTGACGAGCACTACGACCAGCTTTTCAAGGAGCTTCAGACTCTTGAGGCCCAGTTCCCTGAGTTGGCAGATCCCAACTCACCGACCGCTCGTGTGGGCAGCCAGTCGATCGACAGCTTCGAGAAGGTCAAGCACTGTGTAGCCATGCTCTCACTCGAAAACACATTCGCGGCTGAGGAAGTGGTCGGCTACTTCAAAGGCAAAGTCCGTGATCAAGCCAATCCCTTGGGTGTGGTCGAGCCAAAGATTGATGGCCTCTCGATGTCCTTGATCTACAAGGATGGTCAGCTTGTAAAAGCCATCACACGTGGTGACGGTTCGGTGGGTGACGATGTCACAGCAAATGCTCGCACGATCAAGTCCATCCCTCTCACTCCTCAGTTTAGTGGCGAGGTTCGTGGTGAGGTCTACATGCCCAAGAAACAGTTTGAACGACTCAATGCTAAGCTGGAGAAGGAGGGCGACGAGCTGTTTGCCAACCCTCGCAATGCGGCTGCTGGATCGATGAAGCGAAAAAACCCGGCAGATGTGGCTGAACGTGGCCTGGCTTTCTTGGCTTACCATGTCGTAAAGTCTGACTACGTGGGCACAGCTGATGCAGTAAGCCAGCATGAACGTTTGAAACAGTTGCAGGCTCTCGGCTTCAGGACTCCTCTAGAAAATGGAGTTCCTGTCATCAATCTTTTTGATCTTGACCAAGTAAAATCCGCTATCGAGGGTTGGTCTATTGGACGAAGCACATTGGACTATGATATCGATGGGCTGGTTTTCAAGGTCAACGACATTAAGACACAGGTCACCCTGGGCCTCAACAACCGTGCTCCAAACTGGGCCACATCCTACAAGTTCCCACCTGAGCGGAAGGTCACCAAGCTCCTTGGTATCACAGTACAAGTTGGTCGACTGGGCACACTGACTCCAGTGGCTGAGTTGCAGCCCGTAAATCTGGCTGGCACAGTTGTAAAGCGTGCCAGTCTTCACAATGCTGACGAGATCCAACGACTGGGCCTCAATATCGGCGATGAAGTCATCATCCAGAAGGCTGCTGAGATCATTCCACAGGTTGTGGGTGTGGCAAACAAGCTAAGCCGAGGGGTTTGGTCTATGCCGGATAGGTGTCCATGCTGCAACTCAGCCGTCGATCGTCTCGCCAACAAGGTGGCCATTGTCTGCACTGCTCGTATGTGCAAGGACCAGGTGTTTGCTCGTCTCGAGCATGCAGTCAAGAAGCAGTCATTGGACATTGATGGTTGTGGTGAGCAGAGCATCAAGGCAATGGTTGATCGAGGCATCAACAGTCTCTCAGACTTGTTTGCAGCTGATGATCTTTCCTTTCTAGGTGTTGCAGCGTCCAAGCGTGTTGCTGCTGGTTTGAAGAAGGCCAAGACTGCACCCCTGTGGCGTAAGCTTCATGCCCTTGGAATTGATGGCATTGGAGTCACCACTTGCAAAGAGCTGGCCAACCGGTGGAATTCACTGCCAGACATGCTTGATAATTTGGATGAAGTTTCGAAACTGTTGGGACCTGTGACGTTCTCTAACTTTCGAAATTACTTCGAACATGATGACAACATGGCCGAGCTTGAGAAACTCATCGGCCTTGGTTTTGTCTTTGAAGATGAGAAGAAGTCTGGCCCTCTGGTTGGCAAAGTCTTCTGTATCACGGGTGGTATGTTGAGTGGTTCTCGTGATGAAGTGTCAGCTAAGATTGAGTCCCTTGGTGGGTCAGTTAAGTCCTCAGTCAGTAAGAAGGTCCACTATCTGGTGGTGGGTGATGGTGCTGGCAATAACAAGTCGGCTGATGCTAGAAAGAATGGCACACAGTGCATCAGTGAGAAAGAGCTCTACGACATTATGGGACTTCCAATGGAGATTAAGATGTCTGACAACTTCGAAGAATAGTTCTGTCCTGCATGACAGTTATGGGAATAGACGCCGGTTATGGCCGACCAGGCCTAAGCGTTGTCAAATTTACTGGCGACAAGTGGGATCATCGCCAGTCAAAACTTCTATTCTCGGGATTCTTTGAAACAGAGAGACAGTCTGACAAAAACACTAAGGTTGCTGTGGATGATGCTCGACGTATTGGTGAGAGCTGCACATGGATGCGCTCCCTTGTTCTTCAGCACTGTCCAGACTTAGTAGTTGTAGAGATGCCACTCAGTGGTGCAAAGAGCGCCCTGGCTATCAAAGGGATGGCTATGGCCGCAGGTTACACTGTGGCTTTGCTAACTCTAATGCAGGCTGATCTTCAGTTCAAAGTCTTGTATTATTCCCCATATGATACTAAGCGTATTTGTACTGGTAACCACCATGCGGAGAAGGAAGAGATGGTAAAAGCTGCTATGGATGCTTGGCCAGATGTTAACTTTCCCATAAAGAAAACCCGTAAAAACGGTGTATTTAGTATACATCCAGGCCGCTCTGAGGCCATGGCAGACTCTCTTTGCGCAATTTTGACACATGTTCGTTTGAATCTCGGAAAATCTATTCTTTAGTCTATGTCTGACACTACAAACATTGGTGGGTACTTTAACGGCAACACCTTCCCAATACAGATCAATATATCTGCTATTGGCCAGACCTACACCTTAGCTCCAGGTGAGTTCATCACAGCGTTAAACACCGCTGGCCAAAAGGTTCGCATCAATGATCCTTTGTTTGATGCGTATGTTGGCAAGAACCGTCTTTCAAAAGAGGTGTTGAAAGATAAGCAGGTTCATATTTATAGGGTTATGTCACGTGATGAACGTGGCCAGGTGCCTGTTATCCAGACGGCTCCAATCAAGAATGCTGGTGACGGCAAACTTGTTACTCCCACCCTGGCACCACCATCGCCTGCCACTGGGCCTAACTCACCCATCAAGGGGATGACCATCCAAGAGGCCATCAGCCTTGGACTGATTCCTAAGCCGAGGATCTCCACGGAGAAGTCTGGTGTTATTGAAACAGAGGGCGCACCATTCAGAGGTGAGTCTATACCTGAGATCCAATATGATGACGCCGATGTTAAGAATTACAAGCCCAAATCCAAACTGGACAACTCTCTGTTGAATGAGAAAGTGACTCTTGACACTGCTGGCCAGAAAGCCTCGATACCTCTCCCTCCTCCGCCTACCTCCATCCCAACGCCAAATGTGCCGGACATTGTGATGCCAACATTGGAGGATGCTAAAGAGCAGCTTGAGTCTAAAGAAGCCACTGTCTTTGTGTGTGATTTGGAGAATCCACCCAAAAATTTCCAGTTCCGTTCTCAGCTTGAAAGCTACCTTCGCAAGAAGTATCCTACTCAGGTTGATAGCTACATGGCTCGCTATCCAAAGAAAAAGTGATGGCTGTGTAGTTAGTTTGTGCCGAACCCTGAAGTTCCATTGGCCGTCGGTCCAACTCTACCTCTCTATGGGTACAGTGCCGACCAGTTGAAAGATTGGATTTTCCGTCAATTGGGATCTCCAATCTTTAACGTTGAGCTGCATGAGCAGCACGTCTATGACAGCATTCAAGAGGGTCTCAACAACATTTCCTTGTGGAGGCCCAGAATCAGATATGGTGCCATACGGCTTTTAGCTAACAAGACGATCTACTTGCAGGGTGTAGACGTTGGTGCTCAAGGAATTGTCAATGTTGATTTCGTTGACAATGTTCCAAGTCCAACAGAAATTTTCTACGGTAACCTTATATCACCAGCTCCTCTTATTCGTACCGGCCTTGATGAGTACGATAACTTTCTAAGATGGAGAAAAACATGGCAGCGCGTCACCTCTGTGATGCCTGATTGGATGTATGACGTGTTCACAAAAACGCTATACATCCACAACCCAATTGAGCGTTACCATGCCGGTGTTACTGCTTTTGAGAATTTCAATCGTACGCAAGATCTTCCTCCGTACGAGGCCAAGTGGGTGCGTGATTTCTCTTTGGCACGGTCACGGTATCTCTACGGCGACATCCTCAACAAATTCAGTGGCGCCATCCCAGGTCCAGTCAAGGACCTGACATTGGACATCAACAAGCGAGCTGATGGCGAGAAGCAAATGAACGAGCTACTTCAGACTCTTAAGAATTCTCAGTATCTTACAGCCATCTCGACAGACTAAAAAGCGCATTTCGCTGCGTCTGGCACGCTCTAGAAATTTTTTCAAAAGATTGTTTACATTCGTCCCAGCCAGGAGGTATACTCACCCCTGATGACTGCGACGACTATGACAATCAACATCCTCAACCTCCTGCCTTGGAGCCAGCCTCGACTGGTCGACACCAGCCGCGGTTTGCGCCAGGTTCGCAACGCCATTCCTGACCGTAACTTCTGGGATCTCTGGAAGACGAACAAGGAGAAACTCAAAAATCACGGCGTTAGCATCAAAAAGGTCGATACCACAGGTGAGTGGACAGCTTGCCTCTGGACTGATCCTTCTCCAGAGTACATCGAGAAGCTGGCTGCTAGCCAAGCTGAAGACGCCAACATCACCGTACCTGCTCCTGAGGGCTTCGACTACCTTGGCTACCAGCGAGCCGGTATCTTGTATGCCCACACTGACAGCTCGCTGACCACGCTGAAACGGGGCGTTCTTATCGGCGACGAAATGGGTCTGGGCAAGACCATCGAGGCGATTGGTATCATCAACCTTCATCCAGAACTTCGCAAGGTTTTGGTGGTTGTGCCCTCCTCCCTCAAGATCAACTGGAAAAACGAGCTCACTAAGTGGCTCACTGACGACCGAACAGTTGGCGTTGCCAAAGGTTCTAAGGTTCCTGACACTGACATCGTCATCATCAACTTTGACATCCTCAAGCAGAATCATCACGCTCTTCTAACCCGTAGCTTCGATCTGATGGTCATTGATGAGGCCCACAACATCCGTAACGTTCGTACTCAACGCTACGCTTTTCTAAAGCCACTGGTTGCCAAGCACGTTGTCGCTTTGACTGGCACACCTATCTGGAACAAAACTGATGACCTGTGGGCGTTGCTTACCCTTCTCTGCTCCCCAGAGGAACTGAATGAGAAGTGGTCAGACTGGCGCAAGTTTAAGTACTGCTCCACTAAGCCTAACCTTCAGGCCCAACTCAATCGTCGTCTCCGTGAGAATCTGATGATTCGCCGGATGAAGGCTGAAGTCCTCAAGGAGCTTCCGCCTAAGCTTCGTCAAGTTGTTGAGTTGCCTGCCACTGGTGCAGCCTACGAGGCGGTTCAGACTGAACTTGCAGCCTATGTTGCCCGTCAATCTCGTCTCATTGAGCTTCGCTCCGCTCTTCTGCTGGCCAAAGTAAATGAGGACAAGGAGGCCTATCACAAAGCTCTGGAGGCTCTTAAGTATGAGGCCCGTGTGTCTTTTGACGAGCTCTCCAAAGTTCGCCACAACACGGTGCTTGCCAAGTTGGACCACATCATCGAACATCTCAAAGATCTCCATGAGGAGAATCCTGAGCGCAAGATCATCTTCTTCGCCCACCATCGAGACGTGCTTGAGACTATCTCGAGCCACTTCGCTGGTGCTCCCATTGTTATGGGCGGTATGACGCCAGAGGCCAAACAACAGTCTGTTGATCGTTTCAACAATGACCCGAATACTTGGTTGATCTGTGGTTCGATTCGTGCCATGGGCCTTGGCTTCAACATGACCTCCTCCTCGTGGGTGGTATTTGGCGAGTTGGACTGGACGCCAGCTACTGTTACCCAGTGCGAAGACCGTACACATCGTATCGGTCAGACTGCATCCAACATCATGGTTCAGCATCTGACTCTTGAAGGTTCACTGGATGCTCGCATGGCCCAAATCATCCTGGAAAAGCAGCGAATCATGGATGGAACTGTCGGCCAGCTTGAAGCTGAGGAGCCAGCCATTATGGATCCCAACGTTGAACTGGTCACTGTTTCTAACAAGGAGCTTGATCGCGCCCAAGGTATGCCTGAGGCGCAAATCTCCGCCATTCATACCGCTTTGCGAATGTTGGCCGGTGTCTGCGACGGTGCCCATCAGCGAGATGACATTGGCTTCAATGGTTGTGACACTATCATTGGACACGCTTTGGCCGGTTGCCATGGCCTAACCTCCAAGCAAGCTCTGCTTGGCAAGAAGATCCTTAAGAAATATCACCGTCAAATCCCTGGTGATATTTACGCCACTATCTTTAATTCATAATTTGCTGTTCTAAGCAGAGTGACTTACTCGCTCTGCTACACATCAAGGCGTCCACCAGCCATTGGACCCATGGCTGATCTATGGGTAAAAATGGCAACGGATACCTCATGCTTTGAGATAATCATTGCAGTCGATCAAGATGACTCGGCCAGCATTGAATCTGCCTGCAAGTGCCATGAATCATTGAAATCAAAAGGCATCGTGAGTCAGGTAGTCATCCAGCCTGACATTCCAGGGACCTGTGTAAAAGGCTGGAATGCTGCAGCCAAGAAAGCCAATGGAAAAGTACTTATAGCCATATCTGACGACTTCTACCCCATCAGAAGTTGGAACGAAAGGATCTTGGCGGTCTCTGACAAAGACTGGATCAATCGTCGTCATGTTGTGATGGTAAATGATGGCTATGTTAAAGACTTGTGTACATTGCCCATAGTCACGAAGGAACGGCACGATGAACTGGGTTATCTCTTCTATCCCGGTTACAAGTCAATGTACTGTGATACTGAGCTTACATACCATGCTATTCAAGATGGCATCATGATTAAAGCTCTTCACCTTGTTTTCAGCCACTATCACCCAGACAATAATATGCGAATGAAGGATGTAGTCGACATGAATCATTCCAATCCTGAGAGATACAAGTCTGGCCAATCTTTGTTCGAATATCGTAAGTCCACTGGTTTCCCAAAAGATCTATGAAATACGCTGCATACATTCAAGCCACCAAAGATGACTTCTGCCTTTTTGAGGTTTGTAAGCGTCTTCTGGATGAAGGTCTTCAAGACTTCTTTTTCTGCGTTCCAGATGAGTACTGGAATGGCAGAATCACACCGCCTGAGGACTTGCTTCAGGTTGACAATGTGGCCAAGGAACTTAACAATCTTGGGGCTAATGCGAGAGTCAAGACTTTTGGCGTATCAAAATACAGAAGGCCAGGCAGAAGTCTGATCGAGGTTGAGACCCACATCAGAAATGAATCAGTTCAGTGGATCAGAGAATCTGGTTTTGAGCACATCATAATCGTCGATGGCGATGAGCTGTGGAAGAAGAATTACTTCCTTAATATGAAGAGGTTTGTGGCCGATTACAAGCCCACCTCCATAGCCCTTGGAATGATACCCACCATTGGCCTTCCAGGGTATCCCATCGAAGGTGCAAAGGACATGGCCACAGCTTACATTGGGCCAGGAGTTTCTTTTGTTGAATGTCGCAAGCCCGATGGTCACAGAGGCGTTGAACTTGTGGATGTAAGAGGCATAATCCACTTCACAGCGACTCGAAAGACCATGCAGGAGATCATCGATAAGCATCGTACTTCAGGACACTATGATGACCCCTCTTATGATTTTGAAGGGTGGATTGCCAACACACTGCCGAATGTTAAACCTGGTATGTTGAACGCTCACATGTATCGTCCATACCAAATTTGGCCCAGAGTTCGCAAGTGGACCAAGGCTGAGATAGACCAGATTCCAACGTCCATTCACCCATATTTAGACACTACTGACATTGATGCCTGATGTTACACGATCATTGAGTCCAGCAGTAATTGAGAGGTCCATTCTCAATTATTTGCGAAGACAGAGAGACTGGACCGGTTATCACCAGATGATCTATCGGGTCTCTAAGGAGTTAAGACCATTCACTTACAAGGTGGATGGCACAAAACTTGCTGTCTTTAGATGTTGTGCCGACTTGCTTAAAAGCCACATTATCTTTAGAAGAAAAGCCAGAATAGGAGCTAGAAGCTGTTGTCGTAAGACTGATATTAAGCTGCCGGACCAAGTTAGACTCAACGCTCTTTACTTGCCGAGTTCTAGTCAGCATGAAAGAGTCTTTGAAGTTTTCCAATCCCCGGTGGCTCGTAATGACAATGGCCAAGCCCGTCTTGTGGCCACGATGTGATCAAGAGACGTGGTCTCTTACCCCTCCAAACAGATATGTAGTAAACGCTGAGTACTCCAGCCGTTTCTCTGAAGATCAGGTAGAGGAAGTTTCTGATCTCAAAGGCAGTGCATACCACAAGCCTTTTGTTGGACTGATCAACCTTAATAACTCTAAGATACTGGTTGAAAGACACCGCAGCCGTGGCATCGGTGATCTTCTTTTTCTGTCTGGTCCACTATCTTACCTCCATCACATGTCTGGTGGCACGGTAAAATTCTTTCTTAAAAGCTTGGTTGATAGAGGTTCCGTGCTGTACAACCATCCAGCCTTGCATCTTAAGACTCCGCTCTATGGACCAACAGTCTATGACACCCTTCCTCTGTATGACTACCACTGGTTTATTGAGTCAGTGACTGAATTTAACGAGGACCGAGAACAGCCTAACGTCTACGATGTGCTCTACAGACAGATTGGCTTTGATCCAAAAACAATCGATCCAGTCTACAAGAGACCGTCTGTGGGTTTTGATGAGTCAGACACTCGTGGCTTACACGCTTTCTATCACGCCATCTGGTCTGAGAAGCAAATAGACCTTAGGTCTGAGCCATATTATGTTGTAGCTCCGTTCTCTCATGGAGTCGTAAGATCAGCTCCTTATGGTTTGTGGTTGAACCTAATCCACGAACTTTCCCAGAAGCATCCCGTGCTCATCATTGGTTCATTGCGCCATGAGTTGCCAGACATGGACATGCCTGCTGGTGAATTTGTTCAACGGCTAAGAATGATGAGTCAACAGCAGGCTAAGATCATCAACCTCATAAGTGATCTTCCCTTGCGTTCTGTTCTCACCATAATTTCAAAGTCCAAGTGTGTCTTCTGCCTGGACTCAGCACCACTTTACATGGCACAAGCCTGTAGAGTTCCAGCTATTTCTGTGTGGGGACCTCATTCACCTCGTGTCCGTATAGGCTATGACAAGGCCTACATGGACTTGGCTATCCATGCAAAGGAGGCCTGTCCAAACAGTCCCTGTTTTGCATATTCAGGATTTCCTGAGAGAAAGTGTCCCGAGCAGGAAGCCCAGAAATTTTGTGCAGTTCTCGCTAATGTTGGTGTCAACGACATCATGGAAAAACTAAGTCTGTTAGAGCAATGAGTGACCACACTCTTCCTGAATTGGGAATCATAGATCTAGGTTCTGAGTTTACTCTGAACCTAGATGTCTTCCTAAAGCATCCATACGAAGAGATTGGCGAAGCTGCAGTCGAGCTTCCAGCCATCATCGAATGGGTCAATCAACAGTTGCAGTGGGTCATTGAACAAAAGGGAATCAAGAAGCAAGAGGTCAAAACAGTAAGAGCTCAGGCCTTTGTTCGACTTAAGAATGGAAAAGCTCAAGATGAGATTCCAGGAAAAGTCTCTGAGAACGCCATTGAGCAATTGATAGAGATCGACGCTGATGTGATTAGAGTCAATGAGGAACTTTCCAAGATCTTGGGATGGTCATCCAGACTCAGCAATCTCCTATATGTTCTGCAAGCCAAATTAGACTTAGTCCGTTCAACTGAATCGACACGTAGAAAACTAATAACAGGAAACGACGATGAGTAACCAGTACAGTCCAGACAACTACGGCGATGACATCTTTGATGACATCGAGAAGGAGCGTAAAGCAGCCTCTAACAAGCGTGATGACAACCAGATCAAGCTTGAGAAAGAGGGCGATTTGTGGATGATCAGATTCCTCCCAGCACTTCTAGGTGAGCGCAAGACTTTCTTTGCCCGTATTGCTCAACATTGGGTCAACAAACGCCCGCACTTCTGTGCTCGCTCCACTCCTCCTGAGTGTGGTGGCAACCCAGATTCTCACTGCCCACTCTGCGATCTCAGTGAGCAGTTTCGTGAGAACTCCAATCGTGATATCTCGACTGTTGGCTACAAAGCTTCGGCTAACAGCCAGTGGCTGACTTACGCTTTGGTGTGGTCTAAGGAAAGCAAAGGGCAAGAGCCATTCTACCCAGAGGGTGATGAGCAGTGGACACCCTATCGTTTCTGGCTGAACAAGACCAATTTCACTGAGCTTGTTGAGTACTGGAAGCGGTATCGTGATCGTCTTGCCAAAGACAAAAATCCGTCGGCCAACAACAGCATCTTGGATCCAGAGATCGGTGTTGACTTTGTGGTCAAGCGAGCTAACAACAAGATTAGCCTCCAAAAGGATGAGTCTCGTTCGATCTTCCCTCAAGACTATACCAGAGAAGATCGCGTTAACTTGATGGCCTACATCCACAGCCGTATCAAGATGCCGACTTACCGACCTCTTGGCTCGGACGAAATGGATGCTGCTTGCCAAAAGCTTGAAGAGGCCGTGAGACGAGTTGAGATTGCCACTCCAACCCGTAGACCAGCCCCAAGACACGTCGATGATGCTCCGGCTCCTCGTCCTTCAGCCAGACCTCCGGCTCCTCGTCCTTCGGCTCCGGCTCCTCGTGTTCAACAGCATGATGATCTGGATCAAGAGGAAGCTCCAGCTCCAGCCCCTCGTGCTTCAGCTCCAAGAGTTCCAGCTCCTCGTCCTCAATTGCCACCAGCAGCTCCTCGCTCTGTACCGTCAGCTCGTCCTGCCCCTAGAGCTCAGGCTCCAGCCCCAGCAGATGATGACGATGTTCCATTTGACTTCCAGGAACCTGCTGAAGCTCCAGCTCAAGCGCCAGTTCAAACACCATCCAATCGTCTGCGTCAAGCAGCTCGTCAGGTTACTGAGCCAGAAGCGCCCAGATCATCCGGAGTATCATCTGTTGATGATGACGATGATGTGACTGATGAGGTCCGTGATCCTGTGCCTCAAGCTCACGTGGACGATATCAGCATCGAGGATGCTCCTCCTGCCCCAGTTGAGAAGGTCCAGACACGTCCTTCGTCTCGCATGTCGGACAAACTTCGCAGTGCAATTAGCCGTACTCAGCAATGAAAAAACCGTCGCTACCCCAAGTCAAGGACAAGGTCCTTGCAGCCCTTCAGAAACTTACTTCAGACAAGAAGGGTGATCCACTGGCCGAATTCGGCCGTATGTCTTCGTCTATCCTATCAGACGTTAGGCATGTCCTCATGATTGACAACAAGGTGTATGATGCCGTGACAGGCGCATTGCCTTTTGGTCGTATCATTGAGGTTTATGGAATCGATGCGTCAGGCAAGACAGCATTGGCCAAGAAGGCTGGCATCAGTGCTCAGCTTAAAAACATCTATAAGCGTGTGGTAACCTTTGGCACTGATAATGTCAAGAGGACGACTTATGAAAAGCTGGATCCAGAGAAAATTGACACCCATGTGCTCTATATTGACAATGAGCAATCTTTCTCTGATGACAACTCATTGACCATTGATGGTGTCAAAGCTGACTTCATTCTTGGTCGTTGTGACACCATTGGCCAGATCTTCGATGCCATTGAGCGTATCGTCAAGGTTGTTGAGGAGAGTTCCAAGGACACAGATCGTGAACAGTTCATCTTTGTGGTGATCGACACGATCGCATCAACATCCACTGAGCAGGAGCTTAACCAGGAATGGGGACAGCAGGACTTCTCAAGACATGCAAAGGAGCTACGCTCTGCGTTCCGGAGAGTCTCCAGAGCGATCAATAAGCACAATGTCTGCCTGCTCTGCATCAACCAGGTCTCTGATTCTTTTGCTCAAAAGATGAAGAAGAACCCAAATGCTCTGCCAGATGAGAATGACTATGCTACATTTGGTGGCAGAGCCTTGAAGTTCTACGCGTCTCAGCGTATCTTCGTGCAAAAAGTGCCTAAGAAGTACAAGCTACACCCAGACAATAAGCTTGAGGATGGTCTCTTGATTGAGATGAAGACGGTCAAGAATCGAGTCAAGAAGCCATTGAGAAAAGGCCGAATGGTTTTGTTGTTTGGTGATGAGAATAGCGCGGGTGGTGGTTTCAGCGAAACCTTCTCCATGCTAGAAACCTTCATCATGCTAGACATGGCCAAGGATGAATCTGGAACTATCTCTTTCAGATTCCAAGCAAATGGAGTAACACCAACCACATTTGAGTCTAAGAGGGCCAATCCTTCCATAGACTCTCGAATTGACTGGCCTGCATTCTACAACGAGCACAAGGTCGACTTTGATGCCTTGTGGGCTGCTACAGAGAAAAAGATATTCTCCTCTGAAGCCCAGATTGATGCGTTGGCGTCTGATGACGACGATGATGAAATGTTTGGTCGCAAGAAAACTGATGATGACGAGGACCTTATCTAATGCCTACTGAGTACGAACAAAGCTCTGAGCTTGAACAGCTTGTCAACGACGTGCTGTCTGAGTCAGATTTCACAGCTCTGGTAACCCACGGAGTTTCAATCACGTCTTGCCTAAAAATCAAGATGAACAGCGACAACGAGTATGTGGCCAGCAAGGGAGATCCTGCTCAGCTAAAGAAAGTTGGTGCACCATTCAATGCTTTTATTGACAAGCATTACATCGTAGTTTTTGATGCCTATGCGTGGCAAAACTTTCCAGCTAAGCGTGAGGCGGCCATTCATAAGGCTTTGATGCGCATATCCATCAAGTTGACAGACAGTGGTGAAGTAAAGCTTGGAAGTCGATCACCAGATGTACAGGAGTTTACAGCCACCGTTCGTCGATATGGCAACTACAACCCAGAGCTGGAAGCACTGTCGATGGCCAACGCTGAGCTTAATCGTATCATGGGAAACAGCAATAGTTGAGTATTTGGGTTTACCCAACGCCACAAGTCACTAGGATCAAAAACGAAGTAAACAAACATGGACAAGAAAGAAAACGTAGTCACATTCGCCACTGTGTCAAAGATTGAAGAAATTCTTCTTAACACAGATGAGCTGAAAGGTAAGATCAACAAGTCTGAAAAGATTGATGTACCCAAGCGTGGCAGCCCCACCCCTGTAAAGGTGTTGAAGTTGGCTGCTGAAGTCACCAAGAAGGTTGAGAATGCTTACGCTCCACGTAAGGACGAGGTTGTGAAACTAGCTCTTGAGCTTTTGGCAGAAGCTCAGCCAGCCACGCCAACAGAGGCTGAAGATGAGGCCCCATCGACTCCTTCGGTTGTCAAGTCCTCGGGATCCACCGCCAAATCTTCGGGAGTTCCAACAGGTACTGTTGAACACTCTGAGATTTCCAAGCGTATTGCAGCTGACCTAGAGCTGGATTTGGCCCTGGTTGAATCCATCACTGGTGCGTTCGTAAGCCACGTTTCTGGCAGTTTTGTGCTGGGTTTGGTGGCTTTGTCCAACAGCCTGCATTTTATTGCGTCATCACACGACAAGATGCCAGGTCACGAGGCTCGGGTAAAAGCTATTGATGACATTCGTCGTCAATATGTTGAGGCTGGAACGTTGACTTCCCGAAAGTCGCGTTCTTAGTATCATGCCGAGAGTCGCCAAAGACACAAACCGAACTAAGGATGAGCACATCTTCCCAGAGTCAAAAATTCGACCATTGGTCCTTAATTGGAAAAGACTGATAGACGAAGACAAGACCTGGGAAGCAATGGACCTCCTTGAGGTTATCATTGCCGACTCCACCGAGATGTTTAAGCGTCTCGCACAGCATGAAAAATTCCATCATACCGTACCACTAGACTCATTGGTGGTAGCAGCACAGGAGAAAATTCCTAAATGGCTCATGAAATGGGACCCCGCTAAGGGGTCCCTTTTTTCGTGGCTGTCTACTTGTGCTAAGAATGTCTTCAGATCCGAGCTAGTAAAGACCACAACATTTACCAAGCGTGTTCATTGCACAGACGATGATGCTGCGCTTGAGCGACTTTCTGGGTTTACAGATGACGGTCAAGACGCCAAAGATAGATCAGACGCCATTCTGACTAAGATCCGAGGGATCAGTGCTCCATGGGCGTCTGAGGAGATGAGGGGTGCCATACGTTACATGATTGAATGTATCATGGAAGATGATCACAGAAGACAAGACTGCATTCGTGGTGCAGCTTTTGCCTGGGGTCTTAGCATGGACACATCCAAGTTCCTCTACTCTTGGACTCACGTACAGATCAAAACTGAGCTATACGATGAAAAGTATGTACGTTTCACAGATCAAGATCTATTCATGGCCCAGTACCGAAATACCATATGGCCACAAGTCATTGATATTGTCGGTTGGAAGCCAGCCCTAAAGTTATTTGCTTGTGTTGGAGGCCAGAGATTGAAAGTCCTAACCATTGCTGAGATAGCTCGGATGAAGCAGCAGGGTCAGATGGTTCAGGAGATACTAAACTCTGACAAGGATCCAGATGCTATCGCTAAGATAGCAAAACGCTTTGGTAAAACAGAAAAATCTGCTACAGATGTCTTTGTGACCATGACAGGTATCATGAATCCAATGATGTCTGGAGAGTTCCCCGTATATGATGACTACCCACCCGAAGACAGAGAAGAGGATGACCTCCTATGAGGATGTCATAGACTACAAAATGTTAGACAGGGATGCACGACTTCATTGTGTGCATCCATGCGATTTCGAAAATCGCCCAACTGTTTTTGAAGAGATTTCCTCAGACACTGAGAATCTGATTCAAAATGTAATTCGGCCATACATTGATCCTGGCTGTGTCAACCTCACCGAAGAGGAGTTGAGGTCAGAGTGTCGTGTCAAAATTGGTGTCTTGTTCCACAATGGAAAACACATGGAAATTAGCAGCCGGTTTGAATTTTTCAAGTATCTCAAAACTGCTCTGAACAACCATGTTAAGGGACAAGTTCAACGCCACAGATTTACATTGAAAAGAACTGGCATTCGTCCACCGGAAAAGGGTGACTTCCTTACTGAACACCACAAGCCTATTGAGATTTCCATCGATGATCCTGAGGCACGTCTGCAAGTTGAGTCACGTCTGGAGTGTCCAGAGTCAGACAATCACTTTGGGTCATTTGGTGCTGAACTTCTTGAGGACTTGCGTTCTGTGTTGACACCCCTTGAATCGCTGGTTGTTCAACAGCTTAGCGCACCAAACGCGGCAGCAGTTCTATCCGCTAAGTATGAGATGTGGGGCGACATGGCCAAACATGGCCGTAACTCCAATCTTAAAGTCCATTACTCCCATATGGCCAGTGGACTGGGTATGTCCACTGAACATTTTATGGAAGTACGCAAACAGGTTATAGCTAAAATCAAAGTCTTTATGTCAACATCCTCTGAAGATTATTCATGGAATGCCTCAGTCGCTTTTCTATCAAAAGTGTTTGGGGTTGAGGTTCCTCGTAGCACAGATAAAGTCGTTGTAAGACGCCTTTTTAGTTTAGCCGCCCGTAACATGTTGAGTAAGATCAACGAGGAGGTCAAGCACCATCTGTCAGTCGTCAACGCCAGACTTCCAGTCGATCAAGGACTCGCGTTGAGCTGCTTCGGTATCATGTACGAAGATCAGCATCCAAAGTGTATGGGCTGTGGAGTTAAGTCAGCCTGTGTGGTTGAGACGAGGTCTTTGGGCCTGGACAAGATCACTCCACATCCATCTATTCTTGGAAGTCGCACAAACAGAATACCCGCAGTCAACATCGATTTGCCAACCAGTGACAGCCAAGCGCCTATCCGGGCTCTTCCAACCATCCCAGTTGATGACAGCGTGAATGAGCGAAGTGTTGAAATCATCAACTTCCTTAACTCTAATTTCAAGCGAGCTGAACAATCCAGAAAGGACAGCAGCCAGGAGAAAATCATATCCTATGCTTTGAAGCAGGGAAGCAAGTCACCTATCTTATGGTTGAGCAAGAATCCTGATGATGGTGAATTGTCTTTGCGTTTTACCCGGCCATCATCTCAGTTGAAGAAGAAGCTTGTGCAAGTGGCCAATGGCTATTACCTGGACAAGAATGCCTCTGTCAAGGACTCAATCAAGCTCATTGAGCAGTTGGCCAATGAAAAAATCCAGAAAGGTGACCTCGAATGAAAACTAATCTTGACTTGCCTCGTGAGCCAGAGAATCAATTTGACTTCTTGGTTATGCTGGGCTTTTTGCGGTGGTTTGATGCACCATTCATACTTGGAATCATCACTTCGCCCATAGCAATCTTTGTGATCTACAAAGTGTGGCCAGAATCACTCACAAATGCACTTTTGGGAGGCATTCTTTTCTACTTGATGTGGATGTGTATCCTAATCTTTAGGTGCATGCACTTTGTCATTAAGAGCATTGGAGAAACCAAGAACGTTGGTTTTGAAGCAGCCAGAATGGCTGCTACCTACCTGTCTGGTGGTAAACCATGAAGCTCGACGTCAAAACGGCCCAGGAGTATTTGATTATTCTTGGATACAAAGTATCTAAGTCTAACAAATTTGAAACGTGTTTAAGGTCGTTTCAAATAGACAACGGCATCAATGTCACTGGACTGTTAGACGCTTCAACTTGTCAGCGGCTATACTCAAAAGCTGTTGGAAAAGTCAAGAAAGAACCTGAAACGATGACCCACAACGGTATGGTCGTTATTCCTTATTCTGTTGACGCATTCAAAGTATCAACGGTGTTTCATGCTGTTGTAATAATAACAGACGAAAACAATGACCAAGTGAATCAATGCATAGCCAAACTTGATTCACTTTTGAAAGGCAAAAGTTGGTTTCTTACCATTACACATCCTGGACGTGCGCCAATGTTGAATGCCACGTCGGCCAAGGAGACAAATGTTATAGACTATGGCCAACACTGGTGGTCAGTTGGTGCGAATGAAGCCTTTAGACAGGCGAGGATTAAAAATATCCCAACTACTATGTATCCCATCATGGCTAGAGACATGGTGTGTGATGACTTAGTGAATCGTATTTGGCCATTGATGGAGACCAACAACTACCTCTTCGTGGTTGCTGATTGGTACTGCAATGTCTCTAAGTCTGTCTGTGTCGCTAGAAAGGACAGTGTTCTGTGGGAACAATCACCTATTGGCAGTGTCCTTTTTAACGTGAGTCTTGTTCCTGTTGTGGTGATGAATACCATGCCAGTACTTCAGCACAACGCTGATCACGCAACATGGATGCATTGGACCATGTCAGGAATCAAGGTCAATCCAATAAATTGGACAGCCTGTAATATCACAAGGCCAAGAGTGGAGGAGACTGAGTGGACTCTATTTAGGGCCCAACTTTTCTCTGGGTGGAAAAAGCCCAAAGTATCAGCGCTGATGATCACTGGCAAGAATGCTGAGCGTTACCCACTTGCCAGAGTTTCTCTTGGTTGCTTCTTGGACCAAACGTGGTCCAATAAGGAACTTGTCATCATAAACCATGGCAACGAAAAAGTGTGCAAAACCCCTGATGCTAGAATCAAGGAGGTGTTTGTTACTAAGGGCCAAGGAGTAACACTTGGTGATCTAAGAAACTGGTCGATAGAGAATGCCACAGGCGACTGGTGTATGACGTGGGACGACGATGACTGGCACCACCCCACTCGTATCGAGAATCAGATGGCCAACACACGCGAGAAGCACATATCAACTTTCATCTGGCAAATACGGTGTTCGTTGACTAACAACTGTGCTTTCTATGACAAGATGCCCACAGGCCAACAGATGTCAGTTATCTACGAAAGATCCACACCAGCCCGTTATCTTTCTCTTGAAGTAAGAGAGGACACAAAATTTCTGGAGTGGTTTTCAGACAGAGTTATTTGTGTTGATAACCATGTGGGTAACTGGAATTGTGACCCAGCACAATACGTTCGTTTCTATCATGGTCGAAACATCTGGGACTTTGGCCACATGATGAATGGTTCAGACGGTCTGTATGTGCCTGAGCAAAATAAGATCGATCTGACTCCGTATCACAAAAATCTTCTAAACCAGATTGTCTCAAAATTCAAAGCTGAAGATGGCTTCAGTGTCTCACACACTCACCCAGGTGCTCCTGTTTAATGTTGGTGGCTTCTTGCACATCAGGACTTTGCAATAGGATCCACTCACTGTTGGGTTCAAAAATAATCGCTGATAGTCTTAATCGTGATTTTAAGATTTATTGGCCAAAAAACAGTGAGTTGGACGTTAGCTTTACGGACATATTTGATTCAGATTTAAGCATTATTTCTGATCATGAGTTGTCATACAGGCTACTAGATGCTAGAGTCACCTGTAAAGTCTACAATGCAGGTTTAGTTCCTCCTCACGAATACACCAACATACGAAGAGATGATCCACACGACATCATAGTCATAAAGTCTTGGACTGCTCCAGTATTTTCAGGACAATTTCACACCGAAGATCACAGAGATGCACTTAAGACACTTCTGTCAAGTATTCCATTCAAAAGAGAGATCTTGGCCAAAGCGTCTCCTTCGAAATACTCATCTTACATTGGAATCCATCTCAGATATGGTGACTACAGGCCTGAAGGTGTAAATCACCTTGACTGCTTTAGTGGAGCCTCTGAAGAGGCATTTAAGGCTTTAATGCACAGAATTGTAAGTGCAAGACCCACTACTAGATTCTACATAAGCTGTCCAAATTTACGGATAAAACAATCTCTATCTGAACATTTTCATGCTGATTATCTTGACATAAATCCCTACCGCTCAGTGGATGGTGTTAAAGACGCTGTCATAGACTTGATGAATCTAAGTGGATGTGCGTTTGTTTTTGGTTCGTCATCAAGCCAGTTTAGCCAGTTTGTAGGTCTTTTGTCCAACAAGCCTGTTGGAACAATAGGAGGTCCACCAAGTCGTAGGTTTGAATTTGTAGAAGGACCATTCTCACTTGAGACCAACGAGGACGAAATGCTTAGCTGTGCCCTAAATCGCCTAGATGGATGTATGACCCAGTAGGAATTCGGTCTGAATGCCAGCTTCATTCATAGAATCTGTCATTCTATTTCTTACTAAGGAAAAACCAAGGTATGGACTTGTAAATGGGTAGCGCTTAGACTTTTCTCTCATGGTTAAGCTCGCCACTCTGTCTAACTCTGGCTTTTCAGCCTGTGATATTGTTGAGTTAACCTCCTGATGTTTAAGCACTGGGATTGATGGATTGATGTCCACACAATACTGCTGTATGCCCATGATGCTTTGGTGTCCAGCATAGCGAGCTCTTATGGTATAGTCACAGTGTTCCTCACCAAATCGGCCAAATTGAGGATCAAAATAACCAATACTTTCCACGAGCTTTCTCGTGATTGACATCATCATGCCAGTCATTCTGGAAAGCTTTTTAAGAGCAAATCCCCTATAGATCACAGGAGTGCACTTGTACTGTGTGCTTGTGAAGTCACAGAAACAAAAAAGCTCAATCTGGGTTCCATCATGAGCATCTCTATAAGCTTTGGCTGCATTTCCAACAAACTCAATATCATCATTGCACAGCAGCAAATGATCGGCTGTGGTCTCCTCCATGAACCACTTAAGTGCTCTATTGCTGTTGCCAGCAACACCCAGATTGTCTGTTCCTAGAAATGCTTGAACAGTTCCACCACCAAGAATGTGCTGTGTGGCCATAAGATCTGGTCTTGGTATTTTGGGCAAGGTGGAATTGAGCCAAAAACGAGTGGTGTCCTGCTGTCCACAGTCCTCAAAAATAGCTATGTCTTTGACTTTGTTTTGATTCATGATGCTTTCAAGAATCTTTTGCAAGGCCGGAAGACGATTGTAAGTCAGAATGGCAATAGCAGTCATGTGCTCAAGAACTTGTATCTAGATTGATGTCGAATCAGCCACCTATGGTTGAACCTCTGCCCGTTCAACCATCACAACCTCTTACTATTGAGCTGAGAAGAGAACCGGGCCTAGACTGGTTTGTGCTTAATGTTAGTGATGGCTCATCAGAGGAATTGGATCCAGAAGATGCCCGTAGTTGGTTTAGAATGCGTGGGGCCAATATGGACGCAGTTGAAAAGGCGTTAGACTACTGTTGGAACTTCTATAATGCAACAATTGTAATCAAGAACCCAAAGACGCCCAAGCGCTCACCATTAGAGCCATTGGTGTAATGTCCGAAGATTAGCTTTGAAGTTCAATCATTTTAGCGCTGATAGAGATAAAACGTCTGAGTCATCGTTTACACCCTGGCTTTTAATACGTGGCAAAGCAATACCTTGTTGATTCATGTGATTTCATCATTGATAGACAGAAAGGTCTAGTCAATGAAGATCTCGGTGGTGGCTTTAAGGCCACAAAGGCCATAGGTCGCCTTGGCTTTTGTGACGAAGTCAATGGTAATCGCCGAATCTATACGAGAAAGGTTTGGGAGGCCAACTTCAAGGATGGAAGTCTTCTTCGTAAGCGTTTAGCCGAGAATAAGACTTTCGGTCTTCTTGAGCATCCATCTGATGGTCAGGTGACATTGCTCAGCCCAATCAGCCACATCGTTACATCCGCTCAGCTCAATGAGGACGGATCTATAACGGGTGAACTAGTATTCCTTGACACAGCTGAAGGCCGCAAGATGCAAGCGTTGATTGCGGCTGGCTACAACCCAACAGTCTCAAGCAGAGGCTATGGTAGCCTGGTTAAAAATTCAGAGGGTATTGACATAGTCCAAGAAGACTATATTTGCGAAGGCTGGGACGTTGTAATGACTCCCAGCTTTTCTAATGCCGTAGTTGAGCCAGTCGGTGAATCCAAGATTTCGAAGCGCTCCGTTACTACTGTAACAGAGAGCTCGATTCAGGGAGCCAAAACTCCAGTAGCTAAACAAACACCAAAAAATACCATGGACGCGAATCAAATTCGTCAGTCATTGCAGTCATTCGCGGGCCTGGAAGTCAGCAAGCTGACTCCACAACGGTACGCTGAAGGCATGCGCCAGATGGAAACTCTCCATCAGCATGTTGAGGCTTGGTGCAGTGAGGATACAGCTAATCGTCGTTGGGACGGAACACGTCTCCACGAAGAGATTACAGCCATCCAGAATACCTGGAGCTCGGCTATTGCTGCCCCCACTGCCCAAGTTGAGCGTCTCAGCGTGGAGAAGCAGAAGCTGCTTTCAGTCACCGAGAAGATCGTTCAAACCGGCGTGACCTTGAAGAACAAACTCAAGGAATCGCTTGACGCCAACACTAAGTTGATGGAGGTCAACCAACGTAACCTTGCCCGCGGCCGCGCCTGGAAGCAATTTGCTGAAAGCGTTCAAGCTGACCAGGGTACGCTGAATGAGAAGTATGATGTTGCTACCACTGCGCTGGAGATTCTGGCCAAGCGGTACAAGTCACTTCAGGCCGAGAGCAACGACTCTGTCGTTCGCCTTGGTCGTCGAGTTCTCGAGCTTGAGTTTTCTGATAAGCTCAAGACCGATACTGATTTTGCGGCTAAGTTGAAGGAAGCTAAGACTCCAGAGGCTCTTGCCTCTCTGCGTGAGTCTATCCAGCCAGCTAAGAAGGCTGAAGCTCCTAAGGCTGCCGCGGTTGAAACCCCAGCGGCTTCAACAACCACTGTCCCTGCGACGAATGAGTCTAAGGAGAATGTTGAAACCAAGGCCACTATTACTGAGGCCAAGGTTGAGACTTCAACCCCAGTCACTGAGTCAAAGGACACGGGCAAGCTCGGTACCATTGTGGTTCCGGTTGGCAATCCCCGTAACATTAGTGAGAGTATTGCCATTGCCCGTCGTCTCTCGACTTCGGGTTCACAACAATAACAACAACATCGACAAAATATGGTCATCATTGCACCTAGTGGCCGCCCTGAGCTGGCTACAGAAGGCGGTGGCGTAACACGCTTCACCGAAATCTATGAGTGGGGCAAGCGCCTGGCGGATACTGACGTCGGAGTAGCAGAGGGGTCTGATCGTGGACTCTGGGAAGCTCTCGGATGGAAGCAGTTCGTCTCGCACATGCCGGAGTACAAGCGGCCCATCGCCGCTATCATGCTCGAAAACTGCCGTCGTAAGTTCGGTCGCCTCGATGAGGTTACCCGTACTTCCAACCTCGGCACTTTCGACAAGTGGATCTTCCCAGTCATCTCCAACATGGCTGAGAATGATGTCATCGACCAGCTCGTCGCCCTCCAGCCCATGGCTGGTCCGGTGTCCCAGATCGTCTACCTCGACATCATCACTGGTCGTCGTAAGGGTCAGACTCCTAAGGGTGCTCCGATGTGGCGCGCTCTCGGTGGTGCGGTTGACCGCGATGACGATAGCTCTGAGCTCGTTTCTAACGAGACTGGTGCTCTCGCTGGTGGCGCTGCCACCCTCGAGTGGACTCCGCTCCGTCCTGGCACCGTCCAGCTGACGATCGGCAACGACACAACCACTGATGACGGCAACGGTGCGATTATCGCCACTGGTGCTATCACTGGCGGTACTGTGAACTATGTGAACGGTGCCTTCACTGTCACCGGCGTTTCCTCCACTGCTTCGTACTCGGTTACCTACCAGTTCAACTCGGAAGGTAATCAGTCGATCATGGACTACGAGGTCAAGATCAGCTCCACCCCTGTCACTGCGCAGGTAATGAAGCTGAAGGCCGTGTGGTCCGAGGAAGCTGATCAGAACCTCTCCGCGATGTACAACATCCGCGCTGAGTCGATTCTGCTCAACGCCATCACCAACGCGCTTCAGTATCAGAAGCATCGTCAGGTCATCTTCGACCTGCGTGCCCGTGCTGACGCTGGTTTCGTTACCTGGGATGCTACGCCTCCCTCGAACGTCAACTACCAGACCCACAAGTACTCGTTCATTGATGCTATGGAGACTGCCTCCAACTTCATCTTTGGTTCGACGAACATGGTTGCTGGTAACTGGGCGCTGCTCGGCCTCCAGTCCGCCACCGTTGTTGCCACGCTGCCGCACTTCGTGCCGCGTAACAACCGCGTTGAGATGCAGGGCATCACCTACATCGGTGACCTCGGCAACAAGAAGATCTTCGCTGATCCTCACTATCCGACCAACGAGTTCCTCGTTGGCCACAAGGGTGACCAGTTCCTCCGTACCGGCTACGTCCTAGCTGAGTACCAGAAGCTGTACACCACCCCTGATATCATGCTGCCTGACTTCCTCCATCAACGGGGCTTCGCGACCAGCTTCGCGAAGAAGATGATCAACTCGAAGTTCTACGCTCGCGGTATCGTTCAGAACGCCCCGAGCTCCTTCGGTCCAGTCATCGGCTAAGCTTAGCTGATCAACAAAACCCACCTGGAGAAATCCAGGTGGGTTTTTTCATGCACGAATAACCTTACTTGCCTTGATGGAATAGTCCGTCGTTCCGTCTTTTCTCTTATATTTTACAACTTTACCCAATACGTAGACTTTTCTCCCTCCAATCAGTGGTTCAGCAACTGACCAAGCATTTGTATAGTTCACCCACACATGGTCAGCCAAAGTTGTCTTCTTGCCAAATAGCTTTACTTGACTCAACATCAAACTTTTATTTGATGTTCCGATGAATCCTCGATGACCGATGGTCACCGAGAAAAGGATCTTCTCTTGGCGCCCGCACAGCAGGGCCAACAACCTAGACGTATTTTTCTCAAAAAATTCCCTGAAATTTTTGACATTGTCCAGTTCAACTACTTTAACATCTTTTTCATGCTCAAAGTACTGAAGCAATGTTGTTCCACTCAGATATTTTCTGACAAGAAGATAGTGCTCATAAGCATCTAAGCATTCATCGTACTGATCACAAAGCCAATTGTTCGTAGTAACATCGTCTAGAGAATTTAAGCCACAATCATTTCTGATACAGGGTGGCCAGAATGGACCCCTAATTAGGGCATACATTGTTCCTAAACGACTTGGAGCCGATTCAACCTTTCTGACCCAAATTTCAGGTTTATTTTTTCTACCGACATCCTTAATCGATGTCACCAGGTTATGTCCATATGAGTTATTCATATGGAAGCAGTGTACTCACCTCACCCTAAATTGTAAACATTTTTCATGGAAAGTATCAAGACGAAGGTAAAAGCTAAGAAGCTCGTTGACTTTGAGAGCTTGGACGAGATGGCTCTTCACGCCTGGTTAATCGTCCACGAGCACTGCCGTAAGGAGTTTTATGACAGCTGGAACTCAATTAGCTTGGCGTCTGTGGACGTGATCTCTGAGGAGTTTTTCTTTAGAAACTACCTCTGGTGCGTCTATGTCAGTGGTTTCTCAGCCAAGGCCGTGACAGCCAACTATGACAAACTTCTTGTGGCCCATAACCTGGTCGATGGCCGTGGACGCTTTGTCCCGTCAGAGATTGCCAGTCCTCCGGACAAAGATCAAGTCTTTAAGATCTGGCGAAACCATGCAAAGTTCAACGCTATCTTTAAGACCAGAGCTGAGGTAAGGGAGGGCTGGTCTCCTTTTAGAAAACGCTATCTGGAGGACAGAGATCCGTTGGCCATACAAAACATCGCCTTCATGGGTCCAGCGCTCTCCATGCACCTTGCACGTAATCTGGGAGCTGTCCAATTGGTAAAGCCTGATGTGCACCTTGTTAGGCTGGCCAAGAAGTTTGGATTTGATACGGCCCACAACCTTTGTCTGGGTGCTCGAGATGCCTGTCCTCGCATGGCTGACTGGCCACTTGGCAAAGTAGATTTGCTACTCTGGTACGCTGCTGCGACGATACGTAGTTAGTCTGTGACGACAGCAGCCGCTCAAGCACAAGCACTAGCCAACGGGTTGGCCCAATCAAGTAAGTCGATAGCTGACAGTACAAAAGTTACTAGTCAGTACTTTGACTCTTTTGTCAAGCGCATCAAGGAAGCCGATGCGGTGTTCAACAGTGGTCAGATGTCTAAGACTCTGAAGGCAATCACTGGTGATGCTAGAACCACTGATCAAGCCAGAGTGGCAGTTAGTCGTCTGTCCAACGAATACCGTCAGCTTCAAGCCTCAGTGACAGGTGGGTTGGGCACTGCCATCACCGAGATTGGAAATGCCTTGGCCCAAGCTACAGCCGCTGGTATTCCTCTAGGCATATCTCAAATCAATGACGAGCTTACCCGGCTAAATGAGATTGCTGGACAGTCTGCTTTGTCTGGTGCAGTTTCTCAAGCCTTCAAGCTTAAGACTCTGATCACGTCAGCTCTCACTGACACCAGTGATTCAGCTGGTCAGAAGATCAAGAATATCGCGGCTGGCACCCTTAAAAACTTTGAGTCCTACGAGACAGGCCTCAATGCATTGAGCATTACCATCAGCGCGGATGCTCAAACCATAGCCACTGACATCAAGAAGTTGTCCGACACCATCAGAACCACTCAAGCATCTGATGTTGAGAATCTTCGAGCCATGTTGCTCAATCTTGGCGCTCTTCAAGAGAGCTTCCAAGCTGAGATGGACAAGAGCAAGACTGTTGTCACCCAGTTCACCAGCCAAGCTGATTTGGTTGCGGCAAGTCTGCAACGCATACGAAATGCTGACCCAACAGGAGCACTCACTTCGACAATATCTGCATTTGAGGACTTAGTACAGAGGGCCAGGGATACATCTAAACAACTTCTTACAAATGTTGCTGAAGACAGATTTAAGCAACTGCGTGACATCAGTTTCAGACTTATTGGTGAGATCAAGGACTCGTTGTTTGGCCAGTTGTATGGTCTTGTAAAGACACAGCTTGACGCCTTTCAGAAAGGCTTTGAAACGTTTGCCAGCAACATTGGCACACGCAGTGTTCTCTTCGCTCAAGGTTTGAAAGCTGCCTTTCAAGGTGGTGGCACAGTGGCTACCACTGTTGAAGCCATGGCCACACTCGGCAGACTCAATTTCAAGGCTGGAACGGACGAGTTAACCACATCTGCAGCCATGGCCGTGAAGATGGCTGAGGCTCTTGGAATCAGTGGTGACAATGCTGCACACCTGGTCTTCTACACCAAGCAAGCTGGTGTGGATCTGGTTCAGATGGGTGACACACTGGCCACCATTCGTGAGAACACTCGTCTCACAGCTGATGAGTTTGGCCGATTCACTAAGGACCTGGGCGAAGCCCTGATGATCATGGGCAACATCAGCAACTATGCCCAAGTGATCAAGAGCACACTAAAGATTGATGATGCTCTTCGTCAATTCACTGGCATGTCTGGTGACTACGTCCAGTTTTTCAAGCGCATGGCCACAACGACTGAGGGCATGCAGACAGCCATGGCGTTGGGCATCAATCCTGAGAATCTTGGCAACGACACTGAGCAGAGACGATTCATCGCCAGCATGGGTGCCTATGTGGACCAGCTGACAAAGAATCAGCCAATGCTCCAGCAGATTGCTATACTCGAGGATCTTTCAGTTCAAACTGGTCTGTCTGTGGTGTCACTTCGTAATCTGTCTAAGGCCGCTGCAGAGTTGAACTCTCGTACAGAGGATTCTATATCGTTAGATCAACGATATGCCAACGAAGTAGCAAACCTTGGAAAGTCTGTTTCATCCATATCTGAGAGCCTCCAGAAGCTGCTATCCGCTGGAATGTGGCCATTTGTTGCTGTGCTTTCACAGGTGGCTGGTGGTGTTGCTTGGCTGCTTGAAAAACTCAGAGGTCTTCCGTTGGTGTTTGAGACACTCGCCGTTGTTGGTGGTGTTGTGGCCGTGGGTGCTTTAGGACTACTAATCAACAGCATCAAGCAGTTGGCCATAGTTGCTCCTATTGCCATGGCTGGACTTCGGGCCTTAAATGCTCAACTACTGGCCACTAGCACTGGAGCAGCTGTTTCAGGAGCTATGTCAGCTGCGGGTGCTGGAGCTGGCGCAGCAGGTGCTGCGGCCTCCACAGGCATAGGGGCCATGCTAATGAATTTTCTGGTTAACCCTCTTAAGGTAGTTTTCGTGCCTGTGGCCAAAGCCTTACTAGCCTTAGTCAATCCTCTTACACTAGTTGCTGCTGCACTAACCTTAGCTGCGGGTGGAATCTACAAGCTTGTAACTGGAAGAAATCCTGTATCAGATTTAAGAGACGTAATTTCTCAAGGTAGAGAAAATGATGAAGCCAGAGGCCGTGATGCTGAATCAATCCGAAAGGCCATTTTACGTCGCACATCTGAAGCGCGTGGCGCCTCAATAAGCACTGCTGAAGGATTAACTGACGCTGAAAGGTTGAAGTCAATCACTGTTGAAGGTGCTGGTGGTCGTTCAACAAGTTTTGGCCAGATGCTTGCCACTCGTGAAAAAGACATTGCTGAAATGATGAGTGGAGCGAGTGGCGCTCAAACCATATCTGCCGCTCAAGCCGCTGAGTTCAAGAGTGAGTTGGCTCAACGTGATGTTATCTACCTTAGAAATGCTATTGCAGCTAAGGAAAGCCAGCTTGTCACCGAGAGTCGTCCTCCTTCTAAGAATGAGACTGATCAGTTGGCCTTGCTAACTGAAATGGTTAAGTATCTCGAGAGACAAGTTTCGATCTCACAGAATCAAGCTGATGATGCTCGTAAGCAACAGGACGAACGTGACCTCTACGAGCAGATGCAGCGAATCCAGAGATATGGTGATTACTCCACACAATCTGCTTTTTAAGATATGCCCGCACAATACCCCATAAGCCAGAAACAAGGCTACATCAGTCCTCCGGTCAACACGCAACGACCGTTGGACAGACGTCCATCTGTTCTTGGTCGTCTTGTATCACTGGGCTCTACATACAATGGCGTGGCTGACTACTTGACGAGTAATCGAAGCAACGAGGCTTCATCGTCAACGGTTATCAACTTCCCTTCAATGCCTGAGATTGTGGAGTTGGCCAGAGAAGCTGACTACCGCCAAACTTCAGCTCCATATACTCCTGATGGCATACATCTCTACAAGAAAACCAATCCTCTAAAGATTCCAATCTCTTTTTCACTGCACTACCAGGATCCATTCTGCAGTAAAGGTGGACTGTCTTTGCTGCTAATGTCAGCCAAGCTTCATTCACTTTTGTTGCCAATAAACAACAGCGCTGATCGCTCCAACATATCTGTTACTGTTGGAAACTACTATAACTCTGCGGCTTCTGGCACAACTCATTCTGGTGGAGCTCCAAATCCACCAAAGGATTCATCAGCTGTTGGCACTCCAGCGTCAGTGGGCCAAGATGAATCGATTGCTTTTAATGGCAATGCTGGTCAAGCCACAACTGTGTTTCCTCCAGCTTGTCTATTAGACTTGATATCGGTTGGTGATCGTAATGGAGCCCCTGGAATTCGGTGCTACGGCTATGTCAACAGTGTCAGTGTTAAGCTTAAAGGCCCATGGATGAGAGGTGCTGTGGAATATGGGCCAAATGGAATCAGAAACGTCCCAACATCTGCGGACTTTTCATTCATTTTCGTACATGCTCCAGGCTTCTCAAACTACTTTGGTGGAGCTGCTACATCTCCATTCCAGCTCAGTGGTCTCAGTGCTTTTGCCCAAGACGTGCTAGGAAACCTCTACAACACTGTGCCTTTAACTGAAGGTCAGCCACAACTCAACCGATATGTGGGCATTGGTGAGAATCCTAACAATCTTAATCAGAACACTGTGAGCAACCAAGGCATTTAGACCCACGAGAAGGTCGTGACACCTTCTTTGCTTTTCGTGGCTCTAAGGACATGATCAGCATAGGCTGAGACTTCTGGGTGGTGATCAACCACAAAGATCAAGATTCCTAGTCTATTCGCAGTCTCTTTGAGATATGACAGTATGCACTTGCGAACCTTGGGATCCTGTGAGTTGACCACTTCATCATACCAGCGAAATCCAATACGAGAGGAAACTCGTCCAACCTCAGTGATTGTTTCAGCCACAATCAGGTTAGTCAGGCCACTCTCACCTTTTGAGTTGCCCGTAACTCTGGATGCACCTCGTGAATTCTTCACCTTGATGTTCAGGCAGTTTTTCTCAGCTCCACTGGTCAACTCTTTGGTTGTCTCATAGGAGATGCCCAGGGTGCCACCAGACATCCGGTGTGACAATGCCATGGACACTTGATTCAGTGGGTCCACTGACCTGGAAAGTACCATGTTTGGTATGCCAGAACTGTTGAAGGCCCCAGACCAATATTCCACCACCTTACAGAGCTCCTGATTCTCCTCTAGTTCAGCTGTCACATTGACTAGCTTTTCTTCGTACTCAACAAGGCTGGCTTGTTTGGAATCTAGTATTCCTTGGGCTTTTACAAGATTTGAGTCTGAGGGCCCTTTGTTTAGTAGAGCAATCTGTACCTCTAAGGATTTGCACTCATTGGAGGCTTTAACATCAAGCTTGTCAAGAGTATCCAACTCGTTTGAGAATCCTCTGACCTGGTCTTTTACATTCAGCTGTCGTTGCTTCTTCTGGTGCTCGTCAATCTCCAGCTGTTTGGTATCCTCACGGTCACGGATCTCATCAATCTGGGCTCTTACTTGTTTAAGCTTATCTGAAGCCTGTTGGACTTTGGTTTGGGCTTTCTCAATGTCAGAATCAGATGGTCCTTTGTCCCAAGGTTTTTTGCATGTGGGACATTCTTTGGGCTTCAACTTTAGATTTTTGAGGTCCAGATCAGCTTTGTAGTGTTCATTGCTTGCCTGATTTTCAATCAGTGTCAGTGGCTTCTTTTCTTGAGAAATGTGAGCCTTCTCATTTCTAAGCTTCATCTCTTCAATCTCAAGAGCCTTATTTTGCTCTGCTAGGCTATCCTCAATCTTCTTGATACTGGCTTTGATGTCCTTACGTTTCTTAGCCCTTTCGTCAATCTCAATCTCTAGGCCCTTCAGCTTCTTCGTGGCTTCTTCCAGTTGTTGAGCCATCACAGCCTTTTGGTTCTCGAAGTGTGTCTTCTCTTTGTCTAGCAACTCGCCGGCTTTGATGATACCTTGCTTGGTTGTCTCAATCATCTCAAGCATGGTTTCTTTGGATGACTTTTTAGCAGCCACATCACTCTTAAGTTCATTTAGAGTTTTCTTGGCGCTGGCCTAGTGCAGCCATCATTAGTTCAACTGCTTGAGTTTGTGAGAGTGAGCTGAAGTCCAAGTTATCTCCATCAATGTAGACAGACCACTTTGCTACTTCTGGAGTGATGCCGAGAGTCTGGCTCAACTCATTTCGAGTAAGGTCCACATGGGATCTTGAAATGACTGTCTCACCTGTCTTAAAACGAAGGCCTTCACCCGTCTTGGACAGGTCTTTGAACTTGTAACCCATCTCAATGACCAGGCCTTTGTCTTGGAAAGACCCCTCAACCATGACCAACGTATTGCCTTTCTCATTCGTGCTATAATGGCCTAGGGAGGAGTATCTACCACGGATCCCACAGACCGCAATGCTTAGGGCTTCGCCCAGACTGGTTTTTCCAGAGCCTATGGATTCAAATTGACTGGACTCATCGACACCTGAGACGAATACCAATCCTTGGTCTGGGAACTCAATCTCTTGGTCACGGATCGTCATCCAATTCTTAAGTTGGATTTTCCGAAGCTTGAACTGTGACATCGTAGTTAGTATGATGTTTTGTAGAACACCATTGATGGAGTCGGTGCCGTATGGGACTGTCTTTTTGACAGCAGGCCAGCACTATATCGATGGAGGAAGCTTCTACTCGCCCATGGACTTAAACAGGTCTCTTGAGGCTTTTGTCGATGATTTGAGCAGTGGAAGTGACGTCCGTATCACTCATTCTTCAAAAGAGCTTGTGGACCAGCTTGTGAAAAAGCATGGCCTAGTCATCGTCCACAAGAGTTCTTCCATGACTAAACCTGCTTCGAAGACTCTGAAGCTAGATGGAACGGATTACGTCTATCAGATCAATGGCGTTGATGGTGATTTCGACTTTAATCAGATACGCTCCTATGTGACGAGAGGGGTGATAAAGTTCGACACAGGGATAAGAGTGCTTGACGCTGAGTACAAGCCGCTATCTGACTATATTCCAGCGTCTAAAATATCGTCCATACGACCGCTCTTCTCCACACTTGTTGAACCACCATCTGAAATAGCAGATGCTAAGCCGTCTGTGGTAATAGTGGCTGCCAATCCAGCCTCTGTGCGGGCCTTAAAAGGTCAGATCGAGAACTATTTTGACATCCAACCTGAAGACACTGTGCTCTATGGTCAAAGTCTCGACCAAGTGGCAGGTGACAGAGGTGTGGTAAAAACCTTCAAAGACATTGAAAAACAGCCTAAAAGAGCATAAGCACGTGGCGAAAGGATGCCTTTGTGAGGCTTTGAGCTTTGCCCAGCTCTTCAACCTCTCAGAGCCAAAAAGAATCGTCAGGTCAAATACTGTAAAAGGCCCACCTCTGGATGTGAAGGCCTTTGATGATGCGCAGTACCACATCTTCAACTTTAAGTCTAACCCATCTACCACGGGTTTACGTCATCATGGCTACATAAAATTCAATAAGCCAAAGAAGACAGAGGCTCTAACAGAGATACCCTGTTTAGTGGATTGCACGTGTCAAGACTATCGATACAGGTGGGCATGGACAAATAAGCAAAGAGGAGCCAGCAAGGTAGGAGCCGGCTCGATGAATCAGGCCCTTAACAGGGCCCCAAGAATCACAAACCCAACAAACAGACCAGGTCTTTGTAAGCATATTTTGGCCTTAAAAAATTACCTTCAGGGTTTGATGTGGGATTTGCCAAAAACAGGAATCAAGACACCAGATGGTGTGCTATCGAATCTTGTTACCTACGCTAATAATCGTTGGACTAATCTGCCACAGCAGATGGCTGCGGCTAGGGCCAGAGATGCAAGATTTGCTGCGGCCAAGGCGTCCTCTAGAGCTGGTCAACCTCAGCCTAACGCTGATGAGTTACCTGGCATACCAGCTACCGAGGAGCCGCAAGCCTCAGAATTGCCACAACCACCTGAGAGTGAGCAACCTGAGATGCCTGAAAACATTGAACAGGCCCAAAAAATTAAGCCACCAGCCATCAATCTTAAACCCGAAAAGGGTCGTCCCAATGAGTCTATGAATCGAGTAATGGTAGATAGTTTGTGCAATATGAGATCTCTAACTGAGGAGCTTTCAATAATCGGTCAGCTAATTGAGGACGCTGAGGCCCAAACACCTCCTACAGAAGGTGAAGCCGCCCACTCAAATGCTCTTGACTTGCTTAAGAGCATTGACAGTGGAATCAAGTCCTTGAACACTGGCATTCAAGCTCTGTCTGCTGAGATGAAGCCAGAAGCTGATGTGGCCAAGGAAGAGGAAGGCACAGAGGCTGAAGAGGAAGCTACGGCTGGAGCTGAGGAAGCTGGCGCGGTGGCGAACCAGGCCGATGATGTTGCAAATCTTGAACAGGAACTTCAGAAGCTTGGAGTGCCACAACAATAATTCCACATGAATCCTGGAGAATATCCACAACCTTTAGCTCGTGTAGCTCCGCTAAACTTCACTGCGGTTAATGGCTATACGACACTTCGCCTTCGTAATTTGGCCATTGACAATCTGGCTCCTGAAGGTGTAAAGTCCAGACTGATTTTCCAGAATGTGGGTGATCAGACCGTTACTTTGCAGCTTAAGGGTGTTGACAATGCCTACGTCTCAAGTGGCACACGTACCAACGTTGGCTCACCAGTAACACTGGTTCCCACAGGTTTCAAGTCGTTGGACTTCACACCAACTCAGACTGTACTTGAGGTTGCTTGTACCAATGGCACAAGCACTGTGCGAGCTCAGATGGAAGCTTTGATCAACTGGGAAATCATGGCCAGCGTTAACATCAATGAGACAGGTGGAGTCAATCAGCTCTATCCTCCTTCATTTGATCAAAGTGCTGATCAGCTTCCGTGGAACTCTCTGTGAGAGACGACATCCACAAGTTGAATTTGCCGGCTGACGCTAAGCGTTATGCCCGTCGTAGTGGGTTAAAACAGATGGGCCCCGCTGGTGTCAATCTGTTCCTGAAAGTTAATAAGCAGATCGTCAACCCCTCAAATGATGGGGTTATGAAGTCAAACGACGTATCAGCTAGCACGTCAGGTAAGCGTGGCCCTGTTCAACACCCAGGTCTTGCTGGTTCATCAATGCCCAAAGGTGGAAGAGGCCCACGACCAAATGTGACTAGTCGCATTCTAGGTCAGAAATGATTGAAAAGGGCCAACTACAAGTTGATGGAACATTTCAGGTACAGATTGATTTGGGCCTCCAGTTTGACGGTTACCTGACAGTTCCTGACTTGGTTCACGAACGATCAGAGATCACTCTGTCGATCAACAACACTGCTCGTCATTTACACCAGTTCACGACAGTCAATCTTTCCGTGGTGGATGTTCTGACCAAGAACTCCATTCTTCAAACAACGCCAAATGTCAAGATTCGAATTGGCGTGTCACAGGGCCAAGGAATTTTTTGGTTTCCTTGGCAAAAACACATCCTAATGTACACGGACATTATCCCATTGGGCAAGGGATATTCCATCACATTTGTAACTAACGACTTTCTGGGAGCAGCCAAGCGTCAATACAAAACACGCTTCCACAACGGCACGATACAATCCATAGTTGAGAAGATTGCCATTGATAATGGCCTAAACTATCTGGTTGAACCCACTCAGGGATCCTGGTCTTACATTCAGAGCAACCAAACTGACTCTGATTTTCTTGCCAAACTAGCTGTTAGAGCCGTAAATAATTTTGGACATGGTGGGTTTCGATATTTCGTACAAGACAATGTCTTGCACTTTCACACCTTAGACTACGTTGCTACCATACGTAATGCCAGTGTATTTGACCTTTCTGGCACCAAAGTTGTGTTGTCGAGTAGAGTTCAGGACGCTGTGGATGAAGGTGCTCCTGGAGTAAAAGTAGTTGGCATTGATCCATATGAGGGACAGGTATACGCTTTTGAATCTGATCCTCAGAAAGTTCCAATTCATGGTAACCAATCACCAGATCTTCAGTCACTAAGTAAGCTGATTGTGGGTATTCACCCATCAGCCAATAGGTTTGATGAGTTAAAGGCCATGGCTCAGTCTGAATATGATTGGGCCAGAACTGACTTGTTAGAATGTGTGCTAACAGTTGAGAAGGGTTATCCAATTCAACTCAATGACATTATACGGGTCACCTTAAATTCGGCGTCATCCTCTCAATCACCATGGGGTGGAACCTATACTGTGGTGGCTGTTTCTCACGTAATCACAAAAGGCACGTCTGTCTCCACCATAAAACTGCAACGTGGAGAATTTCTTGTTTCTAATATCAACAGGTCTCGTCCCGCGGATTCGATATCGACCTCTAACTATGAGGCTCCAGGTCAGCCTATAGATCTCTCTGACATATCATCCTCCTTGAGCACCAAAGGTCCTCTGGACTCATTTACAGATGGACGTTATGTCCGTGCTGTGGTGCCAACTACTTAGCCACCAATGTAGCACCCATTTCGATGGGTCTGACGTACGAACTCCTTGGCTGAGCTTTGGTTATGCCAAGATTCCACCAGTCCATCGTTGGTGACTTCATAGGCCACACCTTCCTTCAGTTCAATCAACGTCATGTTGTGAATGTGATTTTTTGGGAAGTGCTGCTGACGTGACGCGATCAACACTGCGGGGGTTAGTGTGCCAGAGTCACCAACTACCAGACCATGTGCAGCCAGCAAGCTTTGCTGGTGCCTGTAGATGAACATCTTCCACTGGCCATCGATTTGTTCAAACCAAGCCAGTCCAACGGATCCCCAAGCTGGTGAAATATCACGTTGATGAATGAGTGGCCCAAGACATTCAGAGTCAACGATTGCATCAGACTTAATCTGACGATAGTTGCTGATCACTCCGTTGTGGACGAAGTGCACGCCATTGTCTGAGAAAGGATGAGCATTCTCATCACAGATGCGACCGTGTGTTGCGTAGCGAGTATGGCCAATGCCCATGCTATGAGTAGACATGCGATCTAGCCGATGGTTATGATTTCGAAGAGCAACACTCGCTGAGATCGCCTTCTTCCAGAGATCTAAGGTATAGTCTTCGCCACCACGTCGACCTACGTTGTCAATTGTCATCAGCCCAGTGGACATGGGCCCAGATGGTTCTGCCCTTCGGAAAAACTCACGAAGAAGTGACTTGCCAATGTTTCCCTTCCAACCAATAATAGCACACATGATGCTGAGTATACCTGACTTGGAGTTTTTGTAAACAACTTATTCTCGAATAGTTGCTTTTTGCTCGATGATGGCCCTCTCAACGTCTATGACCATATGGGGTCCAATGCGCACCCGGCGTAGAGTCCAACCTTTGTCGGCTGCATTTTTGTCCTTGGCTTGGTCTCTGATTCTGTGCCTTTTGTGCATGTGGTACCTTCTTGAGTCTAGTTCGATCAGTAGACCCAAGTTTGGAACGGCAAAGTCATAGATGAATGGTCCCAGTTTGAACTCAGCTGTGGCTTCCACGTTGTTTTCTTGAAGCCACATCCTGACCTCTTTCTCTGGTGGTGTCTCGTTGTTTTTACGATTCAACCGTTGAACTCTTGGTTTTGACAGGCACTCAAAACATGTAAAGATGTGCGTGTTGTATCTGTAACCCGGCTTGTGCTTACCAAGATTTGCTGCCTTGAGTTTTTTACACTGACAGCAAACATCAGGCATTCCTGGATAGATCATATCTCGTCAACCAACGCAAAAATCTCTTCAACAAGCAACCATACTTCATCTGACAGTCTAACATTATGCAACTCAAGACTTTCTGAACCTGAGAAACATTCTTTCAACCTTTCCAGATTTTCTGGGCTTCCAAATACTTTCTTGGCTATGTCCGGAGGGACATCAAACCTTGAACCGTTTTCACAGATGATGGAAATCTCTGAGCCTGATGTCATCTTTATCCCATCATCTGGATCAAGATTTTCAGCTTCCTTACGTAGTCTATTTAGTGAGAACATAGTTATGTTGTGAGATTCAATCAACGAAAAGAGTGGTTGTACGACCCTGAGATCTTCAAGCGCTATGATACTCAGACAGCCTTACGTATTCAGGCAGAATACGTGCGGAAGCATTCCCCAAGACCTTTTCCAAGGTTCATGGAAGTCAACAGAAATAACTCTCAAATCGATACTCTTTGGCACGTTCCGTTGCCCGAAAGAACCGGCTTTTCAAGACAGCTTGACATACCAGCAATAAACTATTTTGAAAAGCCGAATTGGACTCTTACAGCCCAAGGTTTGGTGCCTAAGAGGAACGATAGATTCTGGTTGGCCAATAGCATCCTAGCAGAAGAGTGCATAGACTATTTTCCTGAAAGAGGAGACATGGTATTTTGGAATGGATACAGATACGCAATAATTAACGTTGTACTGCCACCTGAAGCATACTGGCAGCAGACAAATGTGTGGTTAGGAATGTATGTTGAATGCTCAATCGTTCCAGAGGGTGATGCAAAACCTCTTGTTAATGTCAGTTATGTTCATCCAACTGAGATGAGCCCAGCAGGCCAACTGGCTCAAGAATTTGTTAGAAAAGGTCTATGATTGACATGGTATCCATAGCAAATGATGCCTTGTCTGATACTTTGAACTCGGCCTCAGACTCCGAAAGAATGCTGATATCTGAGGCTCTTTTCAAAGAGTTTGTCGACTCCACAAGAAAACTTCCTCTGTCTGATCTTGATGCCAGAGTGGCCAAGCTAAAGGAACAGATCAACAGCTTAGCCATAGACTTAAGGTTTGAAGTCAAAGTTCAAGACTCAGAGGTTGTTATTACTGCTGAAGGCTTCTCAGACGAAACCTTGTCACGATTAACCCGTGGCACGGATTGGTTTGAGGGCCGGGATATCGGGAATGATATTCTGAAATCTATGTCTGGTACTAGTAGTTAAATCGCAACATGAATGCCAAGCAAATCCTAGAGAAGGCCCTGGAGACAGTGGACCTGAAGAAGCCAAAGACCATTGTTGAGGCTGCTAACACGGCCCTTGGTCTTAACAACGTAAAGGTTGGTGGTGATGTGGCCATCATTGATGATCCCACATTCCCAACAGCTGGTCTCAAAGGCAAAGTCAAGAAGATTGACCTCGACAGCGGACTAGCCACCGTTCAACTCCATAACGGTGACGAGGTTCCTCTCCAAGTCAATCAACTTATCGCCCTTTAAGGTGAATTCTGTTCGACGCATACTGGGTGAGTTTACTGGCACTGGTTCCATGGGCGCAGTTGAAGTTGTGCCTGTCATGGTTAACACAGCGTCGTCTACTCATCAGCAGCCTCGTCGAAAGGTGTTACCTCATCTGAGACGTAAGCGCAAACCCGTGTCTGAAACAGTCACGGCTGATGTGGCTCCTGTGCTGGTAAATCCAGCCCCAGAGCTCATGGCCAGACTGAGAGACAGAGTCAATCCTAAGGACAGGAAGAAGTCGGCCATCGAGTCAATTCTGGGAGAGGCTGAAGACAAAAGCCTAATACCAGCCGATGCTGACCCACTTCTGACCACAAAGGAAGTTGAGGATGCAGAGAAGGTAAAGCATAACACTGTCAACTTAGACAAGGAAGACCTTCTTCAACCATCACTCGCTCTTGTCGCTCCAGACACCACTCCAAATGCGACTAAGGAACTTGATCCATCTCTAGTTCCAAATCGTGATCCGGCTTTGTCAACCATCTTGGGTGATAAGCCGTCTGCTGGTCCAACAAACACGGTTAGGACCGAATCTTCGAAGAAGGTCGAGACTCCAAAAATACAGGAGTCAGTGATCAATGAACCGAAGAGCATTGAGGAGAGTTTGCCTTCTTTTGAAATGCCCCGTCCCCCTGGAGAGTTTCTCCGGTCGATTGGTGACATTACAGGAGAGGGACGAGAAGAGAAGCCAAAGGTTGAGTTAGTCGTTGGCAACTCTTCAAATCCTGTCGGCGCTACAGTATCAGAAGGAATGTTAGGTGCTTCAGAGATGCCAACTCCTAAGGAGGCCAACATCGATAGAACCATGGACGCATTCCGAAGATTTCATCGAGTTAAAACACAAAAGTAATTAGAACAGAATTTATGGCTACCTCACCTACGACATTCCCGGGGTTTTATGCTTCTGTAATTGACAAGAGTTTCGCTCCTGTCACTCTCAGTCGTTTTCGTGGCGGACTCACTGGCGTTGCCAACAAGGGACCGTTCAACACTCCAACTCTGGTAAACTCTCTGACGGAGTTCGCCAACAAGTTCGGTGACTCGAATGTCACCAACGATGCTGGTTGGGCCGGTCAGTTGGCTGTGACCGCCGCTTCAGTTGCTGACTTCAGCGGCAGCAGCTTGATTGTCCGCATTGGCCATCAGTACGAGTCAACAGGCGTTGTTGACAATGCTAGCGGCGCTGCTTCTGGCACATCCACAATCACAGTCACAAATGCCAATCACTTTACTGTTGGTGATTACATCAGAATTATTGATGCTCAAGGCGAAGTTGAGACTACCTCCAACGCTGTAATCTCTAACGTTAATGTGGGTGCGGACACCATTACTATTGACACTCCTCTGCAGTACACCTACGCGAATGGTTCAACCATCTATCGTAGCTCTCAATCTGGTGCGGCGACCTCTGCTGAAGCATTCCTCTCAGCTTTTACCTTTGTTACCAACAGAGTGGGTTCTGGTTCCTCTGCTACTGTCTCTGGAACCAAGGGTGAGTTTACCTTGGAGTGCACTGCCGACCTAAGCAAGAAGACTATCACAGCTATCAGTGCTTCAGGCGGCACAGTGACTGCCACTACATCCTCTGCTCACAACTACGCGGTTGGTGACCAAATCAAAATCGAGAATGTTGTTGCTTCCAGTGGCAATGGTGTCTTTAACGGCACATACACACTTCTCACTGCCTCTGGCAGCACATTCACCTACGCCTCACTAACATCTTTCAGTGATACTGGCATATCAGCCACCGTTGGCGGTGTGATGACGGCTGCTGCCCTTTCTGCCGGTGATCTTATCAAGATCAGTAACTCTACCAACCCAACAGTTGGTCTAGCGACTGATACAGGTGAAGTGCTAGTAAAATCCGTGGTGGCCAACAATACCACTGGTGGATGCACAATCACACTGTATCCTTCAGGCGTAACCTCACTGGGTTATCAGTCTCTCCCTCTCCAAGCCAACTACACCACCGCTCGCATCTACAAGGTCAAGCGCGCTGATGGCCTTGATAGTGGTGGCGCTTTCGACACATACAGAATTCTTCACCTGTGGGCTTCTTCTGAAGGCACCTGGGCCAACTCTGATTCAGCCACCAACTCTAACCTGGTGGTTGGTATTGGCCCTGGCTCCGCGGCTGGTTCCAAGAAGTTGCTGGTTTTCTACAACACTGAGTTGGTTGAGACGATCGACAACCTGACGTATTTGGATTCCACAGCGGACACCTTCTTCCCAACTAAGGTCAATGCCACATCGGCTTATGTTCGCGTTGGATATGATGGCATCGCTGACGAATTCTTGGTCAATGATGTTCCTCCAGCAAACACTCTTGATGGCTGGAACATTACTAACCTCGGTGGTAAGACCAACGTTGCTAACTTCACTGGTGGCGACAATGGCGCTAACACTGAGAATTCTGACTGGGTGGGCGATCTCAATCCTACCACTGACCTCTACACTGGATTCCAGTCGTTCCGCAATGAGACTGACTACCAAGTCAACGTTCTCGCCATACCTGGTGCCACTGACACTGACTTGCAACAAAACCTTGTTCAAGTCGCTCGTGTGTTGAATGCTGTGGCCATCCTAGACGTGGCTGAAACCACTGTTCCTCGTCAGTATGCTGATTGGCGGAATGCTGCTGGTCAGTTTACCAATCGTACAAAGATTGATGACTGGCACGGTGCGTTGTTTGCCAACTGGGTTGACATCATTGATCCGTACACCACTGAAACTCGCCGCGTTCCACCTTCAGTTGAAGTGGTTCGCTGCATGGCTCGTACGTTCAACAACGACAAGCCATGGTACGCCACTGCTGGTGAGATTCGCGGTTTCTGTGACAACGCCCAAGGCCTCCAGTTCAGAACGATTAACTTCGCTTCTAAGACTCAAGCCTATGAGAGCAACGTCAATCTGATCGTCAGCAACAACGGACGCATTCAGATCTACGGTGACCGTACACTACAGGTCGCTGACTCGAAGCTGATGGAGCTTCATGTGGCGATCCTGGTGAACTACATTGTTGCTAACATCGGTGTCATCGCTCGTCAGTTTGTTTTCGATCCGAATGACACAGTCCTGTTGGCTCAGCTGAATCAAGCCATTACCCAGTTCATGGACGGTATACAGAATGAGCGGGGTGTTGAGCAGTACAAGCTCGTGGTTGATGGTTCAAACAACAATGCTGAGACCCGCGCCCTTCGTGAGGTTATCATCGATCTGGGAATCGTGCCTACCAGCACGGCTGAACGGATCTTCTTGAACCTCACTGTCAATCGCAGTGGTGCTCAGCTGAACGCCTAATACTTAATTTAACACCTTCCTGTTATGGCCAAAATGAATACAAGAAACACCTGGGGTAGCATTGCTACCACTGGTGGTACTGGCATCGATCAACAGCGCGCTGATTTGTTCAAGATCAGTCTGAATCTTCCTCCTTCCATCGGTGGCACTGGCACATGGGACGAGCAGGTTCAGTTCGCTGTGGAGTCATTCCCCTTCCCTGACATGAAGGTGCAGGGGTATGACACCAAGTACCTCAATCAGACTAACCATCAGATTGGTGCTGATAATGCTACTGGTGAGATTATCATTCCTGTGAGATATGCTTTCTCACAGCAGACTGCTCAGATCCTCTACAAGTGGCAGTACTTGATCTCTAACCCTGTCACTGGCGGTGTCGGCCTAACATCTGCTGTTAAGTGCAACGGCGAGTTCCGCTGGTTGGTACCTGATATGGCCAAGCAGATTGCTAATGCCAATGCTCTCGGTGGCAGTGACCAGTCCGACGTTCTAAAGACGGGGTTGGTCTACAAGCTCGAAGGATGTTTCATCACTGGCCTCAAGCCGACTGACGCTGACATGAAGACAGGCAACACGCCAGTCAATCTCAGTTTCTCACTGATGGTAGATCGTTACTACCCAATCCAGCCCAGTGGCTTGATCGTTACTCAGTAATATCTTTACACCAAAATGGCCCAGAGATCACTCTCTGGGCCATTTTTATTTTAGTGGATGTTCAGCAACTTGAACATCTCAGTGACTTGTTGAACAGTGGCTGGATGGCTCAACTTGTGTTCGATCGGCTGATCAACACCAAAGATTCCAACGGTCAACTTGTCTCCACTCGCCGTCAGTGTAGACAATGCATTAGGCCAGATAAATGTCTTCTGGCTTGAAGACTCAATACATAGAATGGCTGTGTATGCGTCCTTAGTCGTCTCCAGGGCGATTTGTTCACCAACCCTTACGATGTTATAGCGGCTGCGAATTGACTTCTCAAACTTAGACTGCTCTTCAGCAGTAATGTCTTCGAGTTCAAGGTCATGTTGAGATGAGAAGACCTCCATGCAGTTAGGACTCGTGACGACCCTCTTAAGGTCAGATGAGTTAACTGCCACAGTGTATTCTGACTGGGCACTCTCTAAGATAATGAAAGCTGGCTTCTTCATAGTAGTTGTGGATGACTGTTAGTTTGTTGTGATGACCAACATCAATAGGTCTAGCAGCGCAGTAGTCTTTGAACTTCTGGTGCAGGTAGTCTTTGGCAGTGTCATTCTTGGGCAATTTCTTCTTATATCGACTGATGTACTCAAGAATTACACAGCGTCCATAGACAATTTGGCTTGAGACAATTCCAACAAACCAGATGGCTGGCAGTACTGAGACAAACCAGACACCTTTGATAAGAAGGAATGCACTTACAAATGACAGTGGACCATAGACTACTTGGCCAATTTTGTTGATCAGCCTGAGTACTGAGATTACTTTCCTAGTTCGATGACCGTACAGTTTTTCTTCAAGGTTTCGACGGAGAGAGGTGAGTTGTCGATGGTCGAGCCGTCTTTCAGGTGCAACGTCACTGTCTTCCCGTTGAACTCGGCAATCGAGATCGCACGCAGGTTCACTCCGCTCAACGTGAATGCTGGGGTGACCAGACGTCGCTCCACCTTTTGGGTTGGACCAGCCTTGCTCGTCTGGGTCTGAGGGACCGGTGGTAGACCCTCGCTCTTATCAATCCAAGAGTGGGCCTTCTCAGTCACAATTGGCTTTTCACCCATCAGCTTGGCAAAAAGCGGAGGGAGGTAACCGTGGTTCTTGGCCACCTTAAGCAAGGTGGCCTCAATGCCACTGGAATTGGGTGAACAGAGCTTCTGAGAAGCAAGTTCAGCCACGACAGCCGACTTAGTCGGCTTGACACTCAAAGCTTTCTCCACCTTGTTAAGGGTAGAAACTGCTTGGTCTTTGTTTAGATCACTTAGTTTCATTGGTTCCTTTTATTACACCTGTGCTATCCTGTAAACAAGTTTTTCTCCCCATGGTGACGTTTGACGTCGCCTTTACATCTTTATTCGTGAACTCCCAGATCTCTCCTGAGCTGTCCAGGATCACTGTGAAGAGCTTCTCAATCTCACTGCCATAGTCTGTCACAAGCCAGACTCTGCCACGACCTTTAGGCGTTTCAACTTGAAGTGATTGTTGTACCTCTAGTATTGTCATTGAAAGTTTCCAATGACAAGAATAGGAGCGGTCATTTGGCCATTTGAAGCCTCAACCTCTTTCAGGTTAAAGGCCATATCCTCAATGGCATCTTTAGCTGAGTAAACGATAGGAACACCATGAACATTCAGAGACGTGTTGATCAACGCTGGATGTTCTGGGTAGAGATTTCTCAGGATGTTCGAGATGGGCTGAATGTTGTTTGACTCAATCAGCTGAGGTCTCCCTGAGTATCCATACTTATTGCTGAACTTTGGATAGGGATGCATCACACCTCTGAATCGCTCAACGTCCACAGTGGGGTGGTAGTCCAGCGTAAGGATCATGTAGTCTAGAGATCCAGCTACTCGACTGATGTCACTGTGGTTGAAGAAAGCATGGGCATGTTGCTTCAACATCACTGGAGCCATAGGCATAACGGTGTCACGACCATTCAGTGAATTGATAGTCGCCACATTGTCATTAAATGGCAATGAAAGAGTTGTCGTATTGCACAAGGCTCTTGGTCCAAATTCCATCGAACCTGTGACTGTATTGACAATCTTATTTTGCTTCAGCTGAGACACAACGAAATCAATGTAGCTCTGCTTGTTGTTGAAGTAGAAGTGTCCAGGCCTGAACTCAGTTCCATTAGCACAGATAATGCCAGGAACACGAAGATCTCTGTGGCCCCACAGGAGGCTGTCCAGACCCATCACAGATCCCTCATTGTATCTCATCAAGCCAATGGCTGCACCTTGATCACCAGCAAGTGGCGTGGCACAGAACTCACCAGGAATCTTAGATAGAATGTGGTTGTTCAGCTTGACATTGTAGTGAAGTCCTCCAGTGACAATGATGTTGTCAATTGAGAAGTCGTCGATGATGTTCGTATAGTAGTTTTCGATGATGCACTGAACGAAGTGGCCAATGATCTTACGTAGATCAGTCTTGCCAAATGCTTCCTTATTCTTGCCAGTGATCTTCTCAATCACTTCATCAAATCTAGCCCACAGCTTATTCTTTACGCTGATCAAGCGTTCTACACTGATATAGCTTGAGTTGGAGCTTGGATCAGAAGTACGTTTTTGGAATTCATCAGCCCATTTGTGGGCCTCTGTCTGAAGATTCTTGATCTCTGAGTTGGTCAGCACTTCATCAACCCAGGTCTCATATCCCAAGAATTTATACTCATCCTGGTTTTCTTTCATGCCACAATATGAGGTGGCATACTGGTAAAGCAAGCCTAGAGAGTTTTCATAGCCATACACGCGATGGATCAGAGACATTGTGTCTGCTGCTGCATTCCACTTGTAGATGGAGAAGACTTCTTCTTTGTTTCCAAAGCCATCAGCAACACAGATATGAATGGGGTCTAGTGCTGTGGAGTGAGCCTCATAGAAAGCTCTAGCAGCCCAAGCATGAGCATCGTGATGCGTAAACTGTGGGTTAAGAGTAACGAGTTTTAGCTTGTGAGTGCTGCAAAGTTCCTCCACAAAATGTGGGTTCCAGTGCTTGTCATTGAACCCATTCTTGTGGAAATCAAAGTCATCAAACCAGTGTGATACATAGAGATACTGGGAACCCAGGACGTTGTTCTGGTGATTCTTAAGACACTCCTCGATTGAGAGCTGAGGAAACTGAGATGAGCTCTTGATTCGATTAAGACGCTCCTCTTCATATCCAGCCACAATACGAAATTCATCCGTAGTGATAGCTGACGAGTTGTGTCCAAGCGTAAGTAGTAAGTTCATGACTTAAAGAATTTCAAATCGTGGTACAGGTGGGTGCTTAGTGCAAAGGGACTTTCAAATGTGAATTCATCGTCAAAGAAGTGTCTTAGTTGTAGCATGTCGCCTAACTCATCTGGGTGGAATGTGGGCCACTCAATGAGCGTGGCATGCTCATAGGTAAGATTCTTGTATTCAATGTGGAGTGAACCCACATTGTGGAAATAAGTACCCACATCCAATCCTAAAAATGTGGCCATCATCTCCTGCAGCATTGTGAAAAATACCACATCTGTTCTAAACCCAAAATGAAGTTCATTTGACCTCATTGTAGTGATTAGATTCAATCGGTTATTACGAATCAGAAACTGCAATGAGGTTGTACAGATGTGGTCACTTGTTCCAGACATGGC